TTTATATGTAAATTCTATTGGATCTGGAGAAACTGCAAAAATTATTATAACATTAGATGAGGGTTCATCAATTAAATCTGGTGGTGGTGGAGGTGCTAGAGGTGCGGATGGTTGGACTGGTCCTAATGGACCTTGTTGGGTAAGAAGAACATATACTACAGGATCTAATTGTAACTGTGAATGGTATCCGAGTTGTGGAAATCCAGATAATCCTATTACAATTAATAATGTAACTTATAATTCTCGTGATGCAAGGAAAATAGGAGGAAATAACAGTAATGGCGGATGTGCTTGTTTTATTTGGTGTCGTAAAACTTGCATTAGTAAAACTGAGTGTGAAGTTTATGATCCAGTGAATATAGTTGGAGGTCCTGGTGGAACTGGTGGTAATGGTGGGTTAGGGCAAGGTTATAATCAAACAAGGTCAGATTCAATTATAACACTGGATGCAACAAATGGTCCAACATCAGGAACTCTTGCAAGTTGTCCTACTTATGCAACAACTGGCGAGAATGGAAAAAAAGGTGGCAATGGTGCAGATTGGGCAAAACAAGGTGGAGGAACTACAAGAAATGATATTCAATCTATGTTAAATGCATATTACGTTGGACCTGCTTCTGCCTATTATGGTTCTGATGGTGGTAGTCCTGGAAGAGCAGTCACTGGATCTAATTATCAAATCAGTGGAAGAACCGATTTAATATTAGGCGCTAAATAAACCAGTTATTTTTTAATTTATTCATGGAAAAAAAATATCCTTCTTTGATTGAACAAGGTAAAAATTTATCTAAATTTACTTTAGATGTAATTAAACACCTTAATAACACAGAAGGAAAAAACTTATTTGCAGACGACAATCTTTTTAACGAAAGGATGGAGATATGTAAAAAGTGTGACAAATATGATTCAGAACAACAAAGATGTTTTGAATGTGGATGTTTTTTAGAGACTAAAGCAAGAATTATCCTTGATAGTTGTCCACTGAACAAATGGACAGAATCATTAGATGGTTGGGAAAAGGCATTTGAAGAAATGGTGATTGAAATAGAAGAAAATAATAAAGAGACTTGACATAAGTGCTCTAATACTGCTAGACTACCTTTGTCTCCTTTGAAGATGAGAGTTTAAGCTTATATAAGACACTTTAAGAACTGTCCACTTCATCCCCGAAAAGGGGATTTTTTATTGCTATAATATCAGGACAGTCAACCAAAGACCATGATTCAACTTCGTCCTCACCAACAGAATGCCATTGATAAGATGAAGAAGTACTCTAAGGGTATTATCTGTGCAGTCACAGGTGCAGGTAAGACTCTGATTGGAATTTACGACTCTATCAAACAATTTGAACAGTATCAGAATCAAACTATTGTTGTAGTTTCACCAAGATTGATGCTTGCTAATCAGTTGTGTTCTGAATATATGGAGCACATTACCAATGCATCTGTATTTCATTGTCATAGTGGTGATACTTCTTATGAATCATCTACGAATGTAAAAATCATTCGTAATTGGATTGAGAATACATCTGGACATAAGATTATCTTTACAACTTATCATTCACTTCATCGTTTGATTGAGGCAGATATCATGATTGATACTGTTCATATGGATGAGGCACATAATTCTGTTCGTAAGGACTTTTTTCCGTATGTAGAAAAATTGTCAGAGATTTCCAATCGTTTCTACTCTTATACTGCAACTCCTAAGTATTCTACGAATCAAAAACCAGGAATGAATTGGAGTCATGTATATGGTCAGATGATTGTGAATATTTCTGGATCCGACATGGTATCTCATGGTTTTATTGTTTCACCTAAGATCACAACAAAACAGATTGATTCAATTCGTGATAAGGAATTTGCCGCAGAGCGTGATTGTATGACTCTTCTGGATACGATTCTGAATGAGGATAATATGCAGAAGGTTCTTGTGGCAGCACCAAACACTAAGGTATTGATTCGAATGCTTGCAGAAACAGATTTTATGACCGAAGTGCAATCTTATGGTTATGATGTTCTGTGGGTGACATCAAAGTATGGTGCATTCATTAACAATCGTAAGGTGAATCGTGAAGAGTTCATGAATACTCTGAAAGTATATGGTGCAGATCCAGAAAAGAAATTTATTATTCTTCATTATTCGATCCTATCAGAGGGTATTGATTGCCCAGGATTGACCTCCTGTGTGCTCATGAGGAACCTCGACATCACGTCTATGGCGCAGACTATTGGGCGGGTGATTCGCCTCCATCCAGACGATTCTAGGCGCCTCTCAGAGGGTTCTCTGACTCCTGGACAGTTGGACAACTATCACAAACCTCATGGATTCATTCATGTTCCCGTGTATAATAACACTGGTATCTCAACTGCCCGACGACTTCAAAGTGTCTCTGACACGATTTTTGTTCAGGGTCAACCTGTAGTTTCTACCATTACTAAGTGAGTTTATTATGAAACATCGTGTAACATGCATGGTAAGTGGACAGACATTCTATGTGGAATGTTATGCTCGGGATCGCCAAGAAGCGATTCGGGTTGCTCTTGCTCAATATCCAAATGCCCGAGTAATGTCCTCTACGATTGTATTTTAATGAACATTCAAAATGAAACTCTATTGAATCCTACTCCAGGAGATCCAAACGGATTTGTGAGTAAGGATATGGAATGGGCGGCAATTCCTTGTGGTAATAAGTATATTATCGTCTATAAGGGACAACAGGTCCATACCGCAAACAATTATAAGACGGCAAAATCTTATATTGATAAGCAAATCAAGATATCAAGAAAGAAGGCAACAACAAATTTGGAAAAATTTTTATGAGTCAAACATTTAAATGTACATCTGATACTCCTTATGATAGACACAACTACGAAGTTGTACTGAAAAATGGTAAAAAGTTATTTTTCAATGATTGGGAGGACGCTCAGGGATATTGGTTCGTGAATTCTCAAATTCCAGATTTTTTGGATTTTATTATTGTTAAAGATAAGAAAAAAATAAAGAGTGAAGGATTTGCACGATAAATATTTTTATACATAGGGAACAGTCCTATGGGAACTCTACTTCTCACAACAATTCTATCCTGCAAACAGGTCATAGAAATTTCAAATCGTCTGATTGATATTTCATTATTAAGTCCAAAACAAAAAATGGAAATTATCAATGAACTTCGTAAGACGGTTCCTTCTTGCCCGTTGATTATCAAACCAAATAATTTAAAACAATGAATGCTTCTTATATCTACTTTATCATCTTCTTTTGTATTGGTTATTTGATTCTTACAGATTCTTCAATTGCAAGAGGATTTTATCTATTGACTCAATTAGTACAAGTTCAATATGAGAAGGTAAAGTGGTGGGCACTTCATTCACCAAGTAACTTTATTGTTCGTTGGTTAATTCATAGAAGATCTATGAGACTTGCCGAAGAATTAATGAAAGAATTTGACGAAAAGAACAAAAAGGATTAAAATAGTAAAGTAATTGAGGATCGGATTATGTCCAGAACCTGGCGCAAAATTGATTACATTGGTAAGTGTGCTCTTCGACATCCTAAAACATCAAACGAACGAAAGCACTTGATTGGAATTCTTCAGGATAATCAGTATGAGGACTATCAAATTTCGGGGTTGAATCATCTTCATCATCGTCTTACCAATTGTCCGACTGCGAATTATGATCGTGTGGTTTCAGGATATCTACAAGAAGATTATAAAATGATCTGAACCACTTCCCAAACCGTCACAGACCCTCTTGACTTTTGCTCAAGAGGGTTTTATAGTATGAGTATTCAAACAACTTCAAATGACTTTCACTGCGAAAATCAAAATTCAATACACCTCCAAGTGGGATTCTAAAGGTGGTATCTATGATAACGAAGAACTACCTGCTGAGAATGTTATCTTTGAGGTTCCTGCAGAAGACCTGAATACGGTTCAACTCTTCAAACTGTTTCATAACTTTATGCTTGCGATCGGGCATAATCAACGAGGAATTGATAAGGGTGCAATGTCTCTTGTCTTCAATGAAATGCGTGATATTGAAGATATGCGTAAGGTTGCAGAGGAGTATGACCTCAAATTGCAAGAAGACCTTTCTGTGGATGAAAAGTGGAACGAACAGAATAAGGTTGAACCCAATCACTGGGAACATCGGTATTGGGAACTTCGTAGTAGCACTGGAAGACAAATCACTGATTTGAAAGCAAAACTTTCACGAGCATTAAATCCGAATAATCCTAATTATACAGAATCTGAAATTGAAGCAATGTGTGATGCTGCCGAAAAGGAAGAACTGCGAAAGAAACTTGAGAAAGCAAGTGTAGTGTGTTTTGATTGTGGTAAAAAATATGGAGAATATCACGATGGAGTATCATCGGTCTGGGAAGGAAAATGTAATGTTTGTGGTGAAACCAAAAGCATTACCGAAAGTAGGGATTTTAACTATCTTATGAAAGGCATTCGGGAGTTGGGTTGATGAAAGTAAACACTTATGTGATAATGGAACGAGCAGTAGAAGAAGGTACTCGTCTGGGTTATAGGAGAGCATTCAAGCATAATGAAAATCCAACAGAAGGTGCAATCGTGGATGCAATTACAGAAGCAATTATGTTGAGTGTGAGTGAAGTATTTGTATTTCAAGAACAAGGAGATAGTTATTCGTGAAAATTCTTGATTGCACTAAAAAAGAAGATTATGGAGTGAATTATGTATTCACTCTACTCAAAGGTAAAAGACGGTCATTTCTTCAACTTGATTTGGGTTGGAATGAATATCCTTCTGGTGTTTATCTTCAAATTGCCTTTGGAAATAATCGGTTGATTGATATTCTGTTCTGGTGCTGGAAATTTTCTTTTGCATTAGAATTGTTAGGATTTACTTGGGTAAGATGGGATGAGTGAAGATATGCCGTGGGTTCTTGGATTGACTGATGAAGAAGTCCAAGAACTCCGTAAGAATAAGCAACAACTCACCGAGTATGGTAAAGAAAAACTGAGAAAACTTATGAATAACGAACCTACACAAAATGTAATTACTGCAAAAGTATCCAAAGAAGATTATCAAAAAGTTTTGGATGCTGCTAAACAAGGTATTGAAAAATACAAACCAGCAATAGAGGAACTTGCAAAAGATGACTGAAAACTATCCTGATTATATGTTTGAAGAGGCAGCACGTAGAGAAGAATACAATAGAATATGGGCAGCAATAGATAAATTTATAAAATTATCTGACGAAAAATTTTTGGATGCTGCGAAAGAAGAGAAAGTTCTAAACATCGCAAAAAACATTATGGAGGAAAACAAAGAAGCATTCCAACATCTTGCTGCGATTGAAAGAAAGGAACTTGCAGAAAAAGATTTTGAAGACCTCACCAGAGAGCAAAAGATTCAACTTGCTCTGGAAGAGATTGATTGGATTGTGATTGGTGGTCAAGATGGTCAAGAGTTTTATGGTTCTATTCAGTTTCTTCGTAAAGTATTGAGGAGTTTGAAATGACTTATAAACTCAACCCAGAAGCAAAATCTTTCAGTTATACTCGTGAAGAATTATTTCAATGCGTAAAAAAGATTGTTGCCCATCCTCACACACATCTAACATCTCATGATGAAGCAAGAGCATTAGCAATACTCTTGGTCTTTGATGATTATCTTGCTAATTTTACTCATAGAGATGGTGATGGAGAATATTATATTCCAGAGTGTGATGAATTGGACTTTTTGGATTTTGTAAGGTTCAAGTTGGGTATTAGTGATTATGATGGTGTTGATGTTGATGAGGTATTGAAATAATGGATAGTCATCCTGTTTGTAATTATTGTGGTGGTAAAGGATGTGAGAAGTGTCACGGTGGATGGGAATGCACTGGAGAAGGTTGTAATAAATGTGAAATGGGTTGGGAATTAGGACAACGACGGAGAGAAACTGATGAATTAGAGACATTATGATTGATAAACACATAGATTATGTAAAAGTATCACAACATCTTAAAGAATGGTATGGGTGTGATAGAATACTGATTGATTTTCTTGAACTTGAAGGAAAAATAGTAGTTCATAAACATTCTTTTCTTCCTGATGGAAAAATACGAATGGGACAAAAAACTTCTTATGATTATAGTTCTTTTGAAAACATTACTAAAAGGTTGGAAAAGTGAGTAGATTTACAGAAAACCCAGACGAAATTGTGCTCCAAGACATTCAAATGTTTCACCTGGAAAGTATGAATGAGAGGACACTTTGGATTGGTGTATATACAGAAGATGATAAAATCTATCACTTGAACATTTCTGCAGATGGTGATAAACTGAAATACTATTGGAGTGATGAGACAGTTGAAAAACCGTCACAGGACATCGCACAGCATCCTCGTGATGCCCTATAATACTCTCATACACACAAAGGACTGATGGACTATCAAATCACCAAAGAAATCCGTATTCACCACGAAGATGGTTGGTTCTACGAATTCACCGATGATGGTGAAGGTTGCATTGAAATTGAGTATTATGAATTGATTGGAAATGTTGAAACCAAACAAGGAAGTTCTTTTTCCATTCCCAAAGATTGTATTCATCAATTTATTAGTGTTCTGGAGCAACTGAAATGACCGTCGCAGAATGGATTGAAAAACTCAAAGAGTTTCCACTTGACCAAGAAGTAAAAATAACTGATGGACACAAGTATCACTTTTACGAAGGTGATTTTGACTTCCAACTCTTTGAGGATGTTGATGGTTCTACCTTTGTGGATATTGGTATTGGTGGATTTGAAGGAGATGAAGAATGAGGTTTCGTAATGAAATTTGAATTTTCGTTCGTGAAGAAAGGGGTGTTTGACCTTCCAGAAATCGATCATTGGGGTTTCACTCCCGAAGATAGTATCGAAATTCAACCACACTGGAAGATGGAGCATCTTGCCGTTGAAGCAGAACTGTTTCCGTCATTGGGACAAGCAAGAAAAAACGGTTGGTCTGGTGATATTCCACAAGGATACACAGAGAAAAAGAGAATTGGTAAAATGAAGAAGAGTATTTTTATTCATAATGCTCCTGATGATTTTATCAATGACCCAGAGTGGGGTAAGGACACTTGAAAAACCGTCACACCAGGGCACCTATGAGTGCCCTTTATGGTCTATAATACTCTCATACACAACAAATCCAAATGAACACTCTGGATATTATCAAGTTTTTTGTTCCATATGCCGATAAAAACGACAAGGGAGAAGTCATCAGTTTGAATATTCCTTGGGGGTTTTTTATTCTTGTAATTATTGCTTCTCTAATCTAATGAACTTCACTAAACGACAACTCATTCTTCTTCAAACAGCACTCACAGTTTTTTATGATGAAATTGCAAAGACGGCACCATCTAAAATGAAAACAGAAGTAATGGAAATCGCACAAATGGTTCAGGATTCTTATGAGGAGGCACCGGTATGACTGACGAAAAAATGAAAGTATTCGTAGTGATTGAGGACTTTGATTCTGGTCCTGGATATGCAAGTTATAACATTTGTGATATCTTTTTGACAGAAAAACAAGCAATTGAGGAGATGAACCGACTTATAAAAGAGTATGAAGATATTTGTGGAATGAAAATGGAAGATATGCAGAGTTGGGAACAGTGTTCTTATCGTGTACTTGACTGGGAGGTAAAATGACTGACGAACAACTGCTTGAAGAATACAATAAGGAGATATTCGATTTTGACGGTTCGGGTCCATGGACAATGCTACAAATCCTTGCCCAGTCTCGTCAGTTTAGGGAGCATTCTAAAAACTATCGAGAAATTTATGCAAAGGCGCATCAACTGGGTTATGAAAGAGGGGTGGAAAAGGCAAAAAGAGATTATGTCAAACTTGACGACCTTCGCAAAATGACCATTCAAGAACTTGCAAACCTTATTGGAGAGGACACCTGACCAACTGGCACACTGAGGCACCTCCGGGTGCCTTTTTTGATGTATAATAGTCCTATACAGAAAGGAGGAAGACCAATTTCAGGAGGACACTTCAACGACAACGGGTACGTTTACTACAAAGTCGCACAATTTGCTGATGAACTTGAACACGAAATCAGCAACAATCATGTAAAAAATGAGTGGGGATACACACCCAATCATACCCGAGAAGTCATCGAGTATCTTAAAGAACAGATTCCTAAGATGCGTAAGATGGCAGAGATTATGCGTGCTTGCGATTATTTGTATTCTGGTGACTACGGAGATGATTCTTTTATGGAAAGAGTTAACCAAATTAATGAGGATTATGACTGACCTTCTCCAAAAATATAAAACCTGGACTTATAAACAAAACAGTAAATACTATAGTGAATATGATGAATGGTTTCAACCTCATTTCAGGTGGAACATTTTTGATGATAGGAATGATTGGCAACCAGAATGGTTGAGAGAGTATATGTATGGGTGGAGTGGAGTTAGTTATGCCTGGGAGTGTTGGAGTTATTGGATGAGAGATAAAAAGTATTCTTATGAACTACCAAATGCTTTTTGGTTGGAACTGAATGGGAGTAGATGATGGACTTTCCTGTATTTCTAAACAAATGGGTGATTGGATTCAAACTAATTCGTTATACTCCGTTTTGGTTTTGGTTTCGTCTCATCAACCATTCTAATTGGAGAATGGACGACCACCAAAGATATTGGGACTTCTGGATGAGTATTAACAGAGGTTACGATGATATGCAGTATCAATGGGAGTTTGAAAAAGTTTGGGGCAAAAACGCACAACCCGAAACAATTATTCTATCGCAAGAAAACTATGATGCTCTTGTTGAAAGACTAAATGAACCACCCGATCCAAAAGTAGTTGAAAGATTGACTGAAATTTTACGAAAATCTGCTCCCTGGGACACCTGACCAACTGGCGCATCCCCCCACCACAAGGGGGGATTTTTGCTGTATAATGATCTTATACACAAAAACTTTAAATGACTGAACTTCGTTTATGTAAGGATTGTAAGCACTACAAGAAATCTTGGGTCGAACATCTTATTTTTGGTAGTGATGCAGACGATAAATGCCTTCATCCAGTATTGAGTGAAAATCTGGTGACTGGAAAAGTCAAAGGTGGTCGTTATTGTACTTTTATGAGAATGTATGGTGGTGGATGTAGTGAAGAAGGTAAGTATTGGGAGGCACGAAAATGAGTTCTTATATTTCGTGCTATAATCAGGAAACACGAGAACTGGAACACTACAAGGTTCCTTACGATGTTTCTGTGTATATCCAACAACTGGAATGTGAAATCAAGTATGGTTCTGGTGGTGTGAAAAGACTTTATCCTTTTAGATTTGGAGAGGAAGAATGATTGAAATGAGAATTGTTGAAATTGGTGATGGTTGCCGTCCAGAGTTTCAGTATCGGTATAAACTACCAGAAAATGAACAGTGGTTGGATTTTAAAGGTGATTGGGTTGAATGGAGTTATTGGGAAACTGCTCCTTATGTAAATTTGATGGAGATTGAAAATGACTGAACCAACAGACACAGAAATCCTTGAGTTTCTACTCAATCAGTTCAAACCACATTCTCTCAAAATGAATGGTGAGAGTGATTGGGTGTTTATTAATAGTGGATTTCCTATGAATAGAGCAAAAGGTAAAAGTGCCCGTGATGCTGTGATTAATGCTATGGAGGCAAAATGACTGATATAAAAACCAAAGCAGATAAAGTATTATCTGCTTATTATGATGACGAAGCACACGACCCTGCCTTCCACCTTACTGGTATTCTTCGTGAGGTGATTAATGTTCTTCAAGTGTCTCCTGGTGTGATTATGTGTGCTGATATGTTAGAATTATGTGAGGAACTTGAAAAATATGACTAACAAAAACAACTACAAACAAGGTGTTGGTATTTTTGAACTTCTTACAATTATCTTTGTTGTTCTCAAACTGACTGAAACAATTGATTGGACTTGGTGGCAGGTATTTTCTCCTTCTATTATTGCTCTCTCTGCTGGTTTTATTGAAGGTGTTATTGAAGTTATTGTTGAGTATAGTCAAAAGAAAAAGGAGGAAAAATGAATAACGATTGGAAACCAACTGAACAGAACATAGGACAACCAGTATTGAAAGAAAACACTAAAAATTCTAACGAACCATCAGACACAGAAATTCTTGAGTTTCTGTTGAACCAATTTCAAATGCACTCTCCTAAAATGAACGGACAACATTCTTGGAGATTTATGAATGATTATTGTATGAAATTTGCAGTACCAAAGTTTCAAAATACTTTGAGAGTGCGACGAAAGCAAAGAAATATGTAAATCACATTCATAATTCTGGTCTGGTGCAAGAATATGATTATGTTAGAATGGAAAAAACTTGGTGTTACCGAGAGCATCATCCGAAGCACAAATGGTTTTATATTTCGGAAAAACCTGATACCTTTATTTGTGTGGAAAAATACTAATGACTAAACTATCTATAGAAAAAATCAAAATAGAAAAAGTAAATGTTTCTGGTGAAGGCAAAGCAAAATTAAGTGGAGAATGGAAAGTAGAAACAGTAACAACAGATATTATAATTAATCCAAAGGTTTATAAGTATCTTGAAAGAAAACTGTGCAAAAAAATCAAACGCAGGATTCTTTATGAAATTTCTTGGTGGTCTTGCGAGAGTAGGAACACAAAATGTTTCTATAGTGCCCAAAAAATGAGGAAGTTTGTCAATGAACTTCATTCGTGGTATAATGATTATATTGAGATTGAGAAAACTTGGTGTTATAGGGAGTATTCACCAAGGCACAAGTGGTATTACATTTCCTTTGAACCAAATCAGTTTGTTTGTGTAGAAAAATGGTAAAATACAATCGTAAAATGAATTTTTGGGAGAAACTCTACGCATCTTGGTGGTGGATAGGACAAATCTTTGAAGAATGGTGCTGGACTATGACTCACGATGATGGAGAGTTCTTCAACTATCTTCAAAGTGATTACTGCAAATACGAAGAAGATATGTATTATGACTAACCTCCTCCAACAATATACCCTTGAAGATTTCGTCAAGTGTCGTAATCAAAAAGAATGGGTTTGTGATAGATGTATGAAATGTGGTGATAGGGATTGTTGTTCTGGTAATCACATAATGTTTAGAGTTCCTAAAACTGATGACTGTCTTTGTTCTATTTGCTTGGGGGAACTAAAATGAAACCTTTCTATAAACTCAAACAGTTTTGGATACGAAGATATATGTGGAGGTGGTGTTTTGATTGGTGGTTTAGAGTAATGTATCCTCACATTTATTATAGTGAATATGATGAAAGGTATGAGGAATATATGAGTGTTGATGATATGTGGTGGTTTTGGGAGTATCTAAACAATCTTGGAGGAGTAAATGATGACTGATACCTGGAAAAAATGGAATATCTATACATCCATCCATCTCTTTGAGTATTGTGTTTTCTCTTGGAGAAATCTGATGTGGATGCACCTTGACGGATTCAAAGATGAAGATAGAATGAGAGAACTATTCTGGTATTATTTGAACTACGGGAATATCAATACTTATTATGAGTAAGGAAGAATACTACAAGTGGATAGAAGAAAACGATACATACCCAGAACATTCACATCAGTGGATTGTGAAAACTTATATTGATAATCAAATGTTCTATCGCAACTTCGGTCCATTTGAAACCAAAAAAGAAGCAAAAGAATGGATTGTAAACTATAAGAAAAAATATACAACCAAAGGATTTATTACAAGGTATAGTATTCAAGCATTATGTGAGGTATTATGAATAAACTCAAAATACTCTGGAATAACAGAAGCACTTGGAGAAATGCTTTTGATGTTTGGTATATTCTAATGTTCCCTCATTTGTACTATACTAAATGGGTATGTGAGAATAATTTAATTGATGTGGAAGAGGATGCTTGGTGGTTTTATGAAGCACTGAATAATTATGGTAATATACATGATGATGAGGACACTTGAAGAACCGTCACACCACTTCCCACAAGGGAGTGGTTTTGCCTTATAATACTCTCATAAGCAATCAAACCGATGACTACTCTCCTCCAAAAATATAAAACCTGGACTTATAAACAAAACAGTAAATATTATGGTGAGTATGTTGAATACTTCCAACCTTACTTCAGGTGGAACCCTTTTGATGATAGGAATGACTGGCAACCAGAATGGTTGAGAGAGTTTATGTATGGATGGAGTGGAGTTGGTTATGCTTGGGAGTGTTGGAGTTATTGGATGAGAGATAAAAAGTATTCTTATCAACTACCAAATGCTTTTTGGTTGGAACTGAATGGAAACCGATGAATAAACTTAAAATCTTTTGGAAATCAAGAAAGACTTGGAACTATGCTTTTATTGAATGGCAGTACACAATGTTCCCACATCTATTTCCTAAATGTTGGGATGAGGTTGATGGTTCTTATTGGTTCTGGGAGGCACTAAACAACTATGATGGAGTATTTGAGGAATGGTTATGACAAAAAAACAAATTGAAATGTTAAGAGGACTGATACAGGCAGAGATTGACTATGCCATTCAAGATTATGTTAATAAAAATCCTTGGTCTTATGAAATAAAGAAAGATAATGATGAGTTTTGGGAACAATTCGCAGAGACTTTTAACTCAACTTCCACTGAATCTTTGGAGATTGAGGTGTGATGGAGTTATTTGATGAGAGATAAAAAGTATTCTTATCAACTACCTAATGCTTTTTGGTTGGAACTGAATGGGAGTAGATAAAGGACACTTTCCAAACTGGAACATATCACTTGAAAACAGGTGCCCTCTGTGGTATGATAATCTCATAAACAATCAAACTGATGGACTTTCCTGTATTTCTAAACAAATGGGTGATTGGATTTAAACCGATTAAATATACTCCATTCTGGTTTTGGTTTCGTCTTGTAAATCATTCTAATTGGAGAATGGATGACCACCAAAGATATTGGGACTTCTGGATGAGTATTAACAGAGGTTATGATAATATGACTTACAAACATAATTTTGAAAATTTTTGGGGCAAAAATACAAAACCCGAAACAATTGTTCTATCTCAAAAAAATTACGATGCTCTGGTAGATAGGTTGAATGAACCACCAGAGTATAATGAAAGGATTGCTAAACTATTACAACGAAAAACACCTTGGAGTGAAGAATGAAAAAACCAGAACCTCCCAAACCACGGATAATCCGTGAAGATTTTCTACCAGAACAAGATCCACTAATGAATTATCGCATTAAAAAAGTTACAAAACCTGATGGTAAGGTTTGGTATTATCCACAGAAGAAGTTTTTGTGGTTTTGGTGGAGTATTGGTGTTGGTGTTACTCTAGAGTATGATGATGAAAGATGGGCACAAGAAAGAGTTTTTGAGGATTACAACAAAACACTCAAAGATGAGGTAGAGTATCTTGCTCCTGATATTTCTAAAACCATAACCGCAGAACATAATCCTCCACCCAAAAATCCATAAGGACACTTTACGAACTGGAACAGGAAACTTGAAATCAGGTGCCTTTTCTGGTATGATACTCTCATAGATAAAAACTTTAAATGACTGAACCTATTCGTCTCTGTTGCGACTGCCGTTTTTATAAGAAATCTTGGGTGGAACATCTTATTTTTGGTAGTGACGCAGACGATAAATGCTTTCATCCAGTATTGAGTGGAAATTTGGTGACTGGAAAAGTCAAAGGTGGTCGTTGTTGTAGTTTTATGAGAATGTATGGTGGTGGATGTAGTGAAGAAGGTAAGTATTGGGAGGCACGGAAATGAGTGACAAAATTATTCCCAAAACCGCACTGATTGAAATTGATGGTGCGATTGATGATTTTTATGATGAATGGGAAGATAATGGAGATAACATTGGAGTTTTACCAACTCAAGATGATTATGATAACTGGTTGTTCTCCACTGCTATGGGGTTTTTTGATAGACACCGATTTGAATTGGACAACTATCTGAAACTTAAGGAGAACCAGAAATGAATAAACCTTATTTGCTGATTGCTGGGGAACATTTTTACCCTTCTCCTGATACTGGTGATTACTTGGAGGATTGAGAATGTATAAAATAACTTATAAAAGGATAAACGGAACTCCTACATCACAAACACGAAATACACTCCAAGAAGCAGTTGCTTATGCTCTTATTCTTGAAGCAAGAGAAGACTTAAATGTGAAAGTTATGTCTATTGAGAAGATTAAAAATGATTGAAGAACACAAATCAATTGAAGAAAAATCCAGTTCCTTCTACATTTCGTGTTATAATTATCAAGGAGAATTAGAGCACTTCAAAGTTCCTGAACCAGTTTATACTTATGTTCTTCAACTGGAAAATGAAATCAAGTATGGACTTGGTGGTGTGAAACGACGTTATGCTTTTAGATTTGGAGAGGAAGTAAATGAAAGTTTATCTTGTAGTTGAAGATTATGATAGTGGTCCAGGAATTGCGAGTTTAAATATTTGTAATATCTTTTCAACAGAAGAACGAGCAATTGAGAAAAGAGATGAAATTATCAAACATTATGAAGATATTTGTGGTATAGATTATGTTGATGAATATTTGCGTGAAAATGTTCGGGTAGAAGAATGGGAAGTAGAAGAATGAAAGTTTATGATTACCGAATTGTAGAAGACCTCAATTTAAAAACTTTGAAACCTTATTTTTTTATTCAAAGATATAATATTAAGGACCAAAAGTATTTCCTTTATTCAGATGCTACATTCCAAACACTTCAAGAAGCACAAGAAGCAATACGACTACTGAGAAAATACAACGAACCTTTATATCATTATGTGGAGTGATTGAAAATGATTGAACTAACACAAGAACAAATCAAAACTCTTGAAGATGCAATTAATTCTCTTCCAGAAAAATTGAGAACTGGAAAATACAGAACGATGGAAGGAATTGAAGAACAACTTGCGAGTGGTGCTAAAATCATCTTTTATTTTATATGTGAAGATAAAGTTGATAAGAATGGTGAATATAAAGAATATGAAATAAAGAGTATGAGGTTGGAAGAATGACTGAAAGATTAAATCATAATCTTAATGTAGATACAATCAAAACAATCAAAGATGTGAAGAATATCTTTGATACTATGGAATTGGTTGCTTCTATGGATAAAGATAATCCAAAATATGAAGTCGCAAAGGAATACTTTACCATTCCTTATGTTGCACCTGAACTTAAATTCTCAACACCACGCAAGAGTATTGAAGAAATCCAACAAGAACTTGAAGATAAGATTGATGCTCTTATAAAGACAACAAAAGAAAAGTTTGAGTATTCCAAAGTAGTTGCCGAAAAAAGATACAAATACAAGTTTGATAAGATTTTTGAGAACTTTCTGTATGCTCGTGATAAAGGACAGTTTCCACCCAAACTCACTATTACTATTGGAGATGGATTGTATGGGAATAATTATGTGACTTCTAACTTTGTGGAAAGTTCTCTTGTAATCAAACAGGGGAAAAAACACGACGGTTATTATACAAATGGAAATCGTAGATATTTGAGGTATTATATGCCTGATAAACCAAATGCGATTGTGAGGTTCTTTATGAGAACTTGTCTGGGTTTTTATTGGGTTGATGAGAAGGACACTTGAAGAACTGGCACAGGGAGACCCCACAAGGTCTCCTATTGGTCTATAATACTCTCATACACACAGAAACTTGATGACCCCCCTATCTGCTCTACTTTGTTTTTTTGCTCCTCTTGTTGGTTCTTATGTTGGAGTAAAACTCTTTGAGTATTTTGATAAACCTTATGTTCTTCCTCAACCAAAACGAGAATCTATTGACCCAGAAGACCCTTCTTGCTGGAACTTTTCACAAGCACGATTGATGAGGATGAAATGACTAAAGAATATAAACTATTGATTAGTATTAATTTTCCTCTTATTTCTCTTGATGATAAAATAATTGCTAATGCTCTTATAGGAGATGTTTATGAGGCATTAGAAAAATATAAACTTGATGTTTCTGGTGTTGAATGGATTGATTATGACTAAACTAAACCTCTTTAACGCATATTCCACACTAATTTTGTGTTGGGGAATTGTAATTGTTTTGAACCTTATTCCTAACTGAAATGATTGACCTCTCTCAACTGACCGAAGAACAAATCAACGAACTTGAACTTCAAATCCAAAAACATAAGGAAGAACAAAAACACAAAGATAATCTAAAAAATCTAAAAGGTTATAAAGTGACCTTTTATGTGAGGTTTGACCCTGAAAAGCATAAGGATGATGATATGCTTGCAGATAACGGAGAACTTGACCCCAACATTTTTGCTGATTATCTGTGCGATAATCTTGTTACAGACCTGATTAGGGGTTTTGATTTGCGTGGTTATGAGGATGTGAGTTATCCTAATGTGGAAGTAGCAACCCAACAAGATATTGAAGGGAAGTTTTGAGGACACTTGAAGAACTGGCACAGGGACACTCCAAAGCCCCCTGTGATGCCTTATAATACTCTCATAAGCAACCAAACCGATGACTAACTCAATCACTCCCAAAGTAGCATACATTCCTCTGGAATATCATATGTCCGTTGAAGATTTCTTGGAAGTTTGGAAGGATATGGGAATGGAAGATGAACCAACCCAAGAAGATTATGATACTGCTGTTCTTGATAGGGCACAATCGTATTTTCACGATATGAGAGGAATGTTTGAAAAGTATATTCGTTTGGAGAATGCTTGATTATGACTGAAGAACAAATCCTACAACTTGCTGAAAATCACCTAACTCTTGAAAAGTGGGAGGACATTTGTTGGAGGGCAGATACTTTACAACTCTTGAAGTTTGCCCGAGAACTTTATGATGAGGGTTATACAAAAGGTTTCAAAGTAGGACACGATGCTGGTTGGGAACTAAATGACGAAGTATCACGCAGAGGATTATGACTAAACTCACAGCACTTGACTTAATGGTAATCGCAGATACTTTAAGTAGAACTCTCAATATCGCAGGATTTGGGGGAACTCTTGGTGGATATACAAAAGAAGCAAGAGAAAATGTTGCTAATAAAGTTCAAACAATTTTGAGTAATATGGAAGTAGAACTATCTGTGGAGAAAACTGATGCCTAAAATGACTTATGAAGAATGGAGTGAAAAAAATCCAATTGATTGGGATGAGATTGAAAAAAATGATAATCCAGATATGTTGATTACTAAAACAGGTGTAGAAATGATGCATTATCAATGTTATTTGTGGGAATGTAAGAATGACTAACGAACCAACAGACACAGAAATCCTTGAGTTTCTACTCAATCAGTTCAAACCACATTCTCTTAAAATGAATGGTGAGAGTGATTGGGTGTTTATAAATACTGGATTTCCTATGAATAAAGCAAAAGGTAAAAGTGCCCGTGATGCTGTGATTAGTGCTATGGAAGCAAAATGACTGAAAGATTAAATCATAATCTTAATGTAGATGCAATCAAAACAATTAAAGATGTGAAGAATGTCTTTTATACTATGGATTTGGTTGCTTCTATGGATGAAGATAATCCAAAATATGAAGTCGCAAAGAAATACTTTACCATTCCTTATGTTGCACCTGAACTAACATTCCCAGCACCACGCAGGAGTATTGAAGAAATCCAACAAGAGTTTGATGAGAAGATTGATGCTCTCATAAAGACAACAAAAGAAAAGTTTGAGTGTTCTAACTATTTTGCTGGAAAAAGATATAACGAAAAGTTCAATAGGATTATTCAGGACTTTGAGTATGCGAAGGAACACGGAAGTTTTCCTAAAATTCAAACACTTACTCTTGATTACTCTCAGTTTGTTGCGACTGGTAGTTCTGTGGAAAGTTCTTTTGTAATCAAACAGGGGAAAAAACACGAAGGTTATTATACGAATGGAAACCGTAGATATTTGAAGTATTATATGCCTGATAAACCGAATGCGATTGTGAGGTTCTTTATGAAAACTTGTTTGGGTTTTTATTGGGTAGATGAGAAGGACGGATGAGATACTACGAAACCAGAACTTACGAGCACCAGTGTGATTTTGATGCTAAAAACAGAGCAGAAAAAGCATCACAAGATTACTACAAAAAGTGGATAAATCTTCGTAAAGAAGTAAGAGAACTGGTAAAAACTCAAAACATTTCTATTACACCTGAATTTGCTAAACTGATTGGACTGAAATGAAATACAATCGTCCTATGAATGTCTTTGAGAAACTCCAAGCAGGTTGGTATTGGTGTGGTGAAATTTTTGATGAATGGTGCTGGACTATGACTCACGACCATACTGATGGAGAGTTCTTTCAGTTTCTTCAAACTGACTATGTTGCTTATGAGGAGGATACTTATTATGAATAAACTCAAAATACTCTGGAATAACAGAAGCACTTGGAGAAATGCTTTTGACTATTGGTATATTCTAATGTTCCCTGAAAGATATTATACAAAATGGGTGTGTCAGCATAGATTGATTGATGTAGAAGAAGATGCTTGGTGGTTTTATCAAGCACTCAATAATTTTGATAACTTATTTGATGATGAGGACACTTGAAGAACTGGCACAGAGACACTCCAAATGCCCCTGAGAATGCCTTATAATACTCTCATACACAACCAATCCTATGAACCGCAAATCTTCTTCTCTTGACCTTTTCGGTCTTATTCCTATCTTTATGATTTTTGTGGTTGCTCTTATGTTTGTGGGAATTCCTCTTACTGGTGTCGGCAGAGTAATCGCAACTCAACAAGCACTCAACCAAGAATGTAAGACCAACTACAACTTCCTTCAAGTTGCTTTTGCTGGTGATAATCTTGCTCGTCTTTGCCAAATCAAAAATCAAACGGTGACTATCAAATGACTAACCTTTCCCCCCAAGCACAAGCAATCGTAGATGCTTTTGATGCTGAATACTATCAGAAAGCAAGAAACCGACAAGATGCTCTTGCTGCTGTTCTTCGTGTTCTTGCTGATAATGTTGCCCCTGATGATTATAAGTGTTTTTATGGGGACAGAGAATACGACGCAGGAATGGAAGGTCGTAATGATGAAATTCGTGAGGCAATTTTGAGTATTGCTACTGAATTGGAGGCAAACTGATGAAACTCTACCGATACAAAAAAGACGGATGCCTCTACAATCTTTATGAGATGTTGATGCCCTATTATGAACTCAAAGCAGTTCCCTATTTTCCAAATCAAGGTATTCTTGCTAAAAGTAAAAGGAGTATTTCTATGAATGACTTTGAGGTAGTTGCTGAACGATGACTGACGAACAAAAACTCAAACTGCTTCTCAAAGTTCTCAAAGACTACGCAGAGATGAAGCACTGCTATAATAAGTATGGGGATGATTTCGATCCAAATGATTATACTAGTGGTGATGTTGCCTTTGATACTGGTGCTGAATGGGGTGAGATTACCTTTGCCCGCACACTTTTAGAACAAATTGGTGTAGAATTTGAGCATCCTTGTATGAGTGAAGACAAATGACTGAAATTGAAGAACTGAAAGCACAAATCAAAGTATTGGAAAAGAAACTCTCATTCCTTGAAGAACTGGAAAAAACAAAATCACCAGTAGAAGAAGGATATAAGAAAGTTTATGGTTATTATCCTGCTCCTTATGGAGAAGATTGTTATTGGGAATATTTCCAAAATGGATATAAACAAGCACAAAAGGATTATAAGGTAGGAGAGTATCAAGAAACCGCACAAGAACGAGGAGAACGACTTCATAATGAAATGGAAGAAACTATCAGAATTCACGATGGTTATGGTGTAGTTGATTACAAACCAACTCCAAAAACACCAGTAGAAGAAGTATATATGAAAGTTTTTGGACATCCACCTGAATGTGCTCAACGTGGTGTTTGGGATGGTTTCCAAGCAGGTTATAATGCTGCTTATGAAGAAAAAGTAGTAGAAGAACCAGAAGAGAATGAATGGAAATCTGTTGCTCTTCGTTTTGGTGAAAAGTTGAGTGGATATTTGAGTGATGGTTATTATGAACTTTCTCCTGCTGCTTGGTTTAGGTGGGCAGTATTTACTTATGGGAAAGGACAACAAATAAAGAATGCTGTCCGTGAAAGTGTAAAATGGTGTGAAGAGCATCCCGAGGAGAGTGTGGAAGATTATTTAACTCCAAGAATGAGGACACTTTGAAAACAGGCACAAGGGCACTTTACAGGTGCCCTTTTTTGATGTATGATACTATTATAGATGAAATCCAAGATGACTGAAACTATTCAACAACTCAAAGAGGATATTGCTATTCTTCAAGAGAAACTACGAAAACTTGAAGAACAAGACCCTGAAATGCTACTATTGCGTCAAGGTAAAGTAGATATTGTTGATTACAATCATAGAACTCATTATAGAATTGAATACACCGATAGTTTTTCTGGTGTTTATAAGTGGTTTGTGCGAAAATTGGGAGAAATTCCTTTTCTTGAAGAAGTTAGGGATGTAAATGTTTATGCTCCTCTTGAAGAACTTTACCAGAAAGAAGTAGTGAAACAGAAAGACGATTATCCTTATAAAAAATACACACCAGAAGAAACAGAACAATCCCTGAAAAAAGCATTTAGAGAAGCAGTCAAGCAAGGTGTGGTTTCGTCTGTTGAGAAACCTACTGATGAAGAAGATAATGATAAGAACTTCAAGAACTCTCTTGACCTTATCAAAGAATGGGGTGAAAAAAATAAACCAAAAACACTTTATCAAATTTGTATGGAGTGGTGGAATGAAGTGTTTGTAAATCAAATGGACGATAATATTTGTGTTGATGTCCTGGTAAGTAAAATTGATAAAGAGTTTATTCCACCTTCTTACGATACTAATGATTATCAGTGGAATAAATGTTTGAAAATTATGAGGGATAAGTTGAGGTAGTATAAATACAAATGTCTATGTGAACCGCAATTCTCTACAGACAAGATTAGGTGCTCTTTGGGGCACCTTTTCTGTTATAAACTATTATAAATAGTATTGCGGTTTACATAGAATAACGATGACTTCACAAAGTCCAAGAATTTACACATATAAAATTACCTTTGAAGAAGTTCCATATTACTATTATGGAGTTCATAAGGAAAAGAAATATAATGAGTATTATATGGGTTCTCCTGTAACAAACAAATGGTGTTGGGAATTTTATACTCCAAAGAAACAAATACTTCAACTTTTTGACTTTACAGATAAAGGTTGGTTAGAGGCAAATTTAGTTGAAGATAGATTAATAAATCCATTCTATCAAACTGATAAATGGTGTTTGAACGCAAGTTGTGGTGCTAAAATATCTTTAGAATGTTTAAGAAATGGTATAAAAACCCAGCAAAAATTAGGTTTAGGATTATTTGGATTAACAAAAGAAGAAAGAAGTAAAATATCTAAAATAAATTATCAAAATGGTGTTGGTCTTGGGGGACTTACTTTAGAACAAAGAAGTGAAGCAGGTAAAATTGGTGGTGTTATAGGAGGAAGAAAAAATGTTGAAACAGGTCACATACAAAGTCTTGGTTTAATATCTGGAAAAAGGAATTTAGAAACTGGGTTTATACAAGAACTTGGTAAAAAATGGGGGATAATACATAAAGAAAATAAAACTGGAATTTTTTCTCAAACACCAGAGGAATTAAGTGAGGCAGGTAAAAAAGGTTCTTCTAAAAATAAAAAGAATGGAGTTGCTATATTTGCTCTTACAAAAGAACAATTAAGTAATCAAGGTAAAAAAACTAACGCACAAAAATGGATGTGTCTTGAAACTGGTTTTATTACTAATCCAGGAAACTTAACAAAATATCAAAAAGCAAGAGGTATAGACACCTCAAAGAGAAAAAGAATATCATAAGGACACTTCAAAAACTGGAACAAGGGCACTTGAACCTGGTGCCCTGATGCCCTATAATACTCTCATACACAAAGAACTCTAATGAACATCAACGGATACGAAATCAAACCCTTTGCTGACCTTGAGGGTGCTTACCTTAAGGGTGCTAACCTTTGGTGTGCTAACCTTCAGGGTGCTAACCTTAAGGGTGCTAACCTTAAGGGTGCTAACCTTCAGGGTGCTAACCTTCAGGGTGCTAACCTTAAGGGTGCTATCCTTAAGGGTGCTGACCTTATGAGTGCCAACCTTAAGGGTGCTAACCTTGTGGATGCTAACCTTTATGGTGCTTACCTTCGGGATGCTAACCTTGTGGATGCTAACCTTGTGCGTGCTAACCTTTGGTGTGCTATTCTTGTAGGTGCTAACCTTGTGCGTGCTGACCTTCAGGGTGCTGACCTTCGGGATGCTAACCTTTGGGGTGCTGCACTTGTGTATGCTGACCTTAAGGGTGCTGCACTTGTGTATGCTGACCTTAAGGGTGCTAACCTTTGGTGTGCTAACCTTAGGGAGGTTACTTTTGAGGGTGCTGACCTTGAGGGTGCTAATCTAAAGGGAACTATTCTTGAGAAGAAAAAAGAACCTCAGGATGATAAAGACCTGAAGATTAAAGAACTTGAAGAAGAACTGAAGAAATATAAGGATACTCTTAAGGCACTTAAGGCACTTCTGGACACTTGAAGAACTGACACAGGGTCTCACCACAGAGACCCTTTTTGGTTTATAATAACCTCATACACACAGAAACCTGATGAAACTTCTTGTAGTCAATCTTCAAAATCCCAACGAAACAAAATACCGCAATCCAAAGGATATTAGTGCTTTTATGTGGGGTCGTCGTCTTTCTAACTATCCTATGTTTGCTGTGAGTGAGAATGGTGAAATGAAACAGATTGTTCTTGATAGTGCTGATGTTATGGAAATTGAAAAGCAAGTAATGGAGGCAATCAAATGACCCCTCTATCTGCTCTACTTTGTTTTCTTGTGCCTTTTATTGGTTCTTATGTTGGAACCAAACTCTTTGGGTATTTTGATAAACCTGATGTTCCTTCTCAACCAAAACGGGAACCGATTGACCACGAAGATCCTTCTTGTTGGAACTTTTCAAAAGCACGATTGAGGATGATGAAATGACTAAACTAAATCTCTTCAACGCATATTCAACAATAGTTTTGTGCTGGGGAATTGCAATTTTTTTGAACCTTATTTCTAATTGAAATAAAATGAAATCAATTCATCTTTTATTTAATTCTTTATTTTCTTGTTCTCATAAATGGGAAATTGTAAAGAGTTTTCCAGTAAAAGAAACAGTTTGGTATGAACTTGAACCACGATATTATATTGCTGATAAATTGAAATGTATAAAATGTGGTGAAACAAAAATAAAGAAATATGATGGTAAAGATAAAAAGGACACTTGACGAACTGGCACAGGGACACTCCAAATGCCCCTGTGATGCCTTATAATACTCTCATACACAAAGGAACTTCAAATGACTAAATGCGTTCGTGACGGAAAAAAAGATAATGATTATTGGAATGTTGCTTGATTAACCGATGAGAGAAGAAACACAATCCTTTATTATTGTTGGAGTAATTGTTCTGGTGTTTATTGTTCTGTTTGCTTTTAGTTACAACTATGAGAAAACTGAATGTCTTGCCGAAGGTGGAAAATGGATTTCTGGTATGATTGGTGGTAATTATTCTTATTTTTGTATTCCAAAATGAAATTCCCTAATTACGCACTTGGATTATTCACAGGTTTCTGCCTTGCAGGTCTGTACTTTATAATTCCTGGTATTATTGAAAGTTTTCAGCATTCACCAGAACCACAAAAAATGCAGAGTACCTTTCAGGTTGTTGATAATTATGAAGGATGCGATGTTGTCCGTTGGAACAATCCTATGCTTGCTGAGTACAAGTATTTCGTAAAGTGCCCGAAATGAGGGACACCTGAAGAACCGTCACACCAGGGCACCTATGAGTGTCCTTTATGGTCTATAATACTCTCATACACAAAGGAACTCTTATGAAAGTCAACGGTTACAAAATCAAACCCTTTGCTAACCTTCAGGGTGCTAACCTTTCTCGTGCTTACCTTGAGGGTGCTAATCTTGAGGGTGCTAACCTTGTGAATGCTAACCTTGAGGGTGCTTACCTTCGGGGTGCTAACCTTCGGGGTGCTGACTTTTATGGTGCTAATCTTGAGGGTGCTAACCTTATGGGTGCTGAACTTGAGGGTGCTAACCTTAGGGGTGCTATCCTTGATGGTGCTGACCTTAGGTATGCTATCCTTGATGGTGCTGACCTTAGGTATGCTATCCTTGATGGTGCTGACCTTAGGTATGCTATCCTTTGGAATGCTAACCTTCAGGGTGCTAACCTTCAGGGTGCTAACCTTTATTGTGCTAACCTTCGGGATGCTAACCTTGAGGGTGCTAACGTAACTGGAACCATTCTTGAGAAGAAAGAAGAACCTCAAGATGATACTTCACTTTCTCAAAAGGTCAAAGAACTTGAAGAAGAACTGAAGAAATATAAGAACAAATTCAATCAACTCAAAGAACTCTTAAATGAAACTCACTGAAAAAGCACAAATCTATCGTAATGTATGGTGCTGTGCTTATCAACGAAGGTTTCTATATAAAGGAACTCCAAGAGAACGAAGAGAACACGAAACCATACTAATGTGTCTTAAAATGAAGAATGCAAAATGGTGGGAGTTTGATACAGAAAAACCGCATTTTATAGAACAATGAACTTCTCAAGACCACTACTGGGAACTGATAAAAATAAGGTGAAGATGTCCTGGTTGGAATATATTCTCTTTTCTTGTATTCAGCAAGGATGGATGAATTGTTGGTATGCCTTTCAACACTGGGGAGACCTGATGGGTAATAACTATCAGGATTATGCACTTCTAAAAACTGATGACCCACTAGAGCAGTGTATCTTATACTTTTGGGATAGTTTGGAAGAGGACATTTATCCCAAAGAGTTTATTGAGAGTTTGATGCAGATGAGTGAAGATGTAAGAACTGGTAAGGTAGAAACGGTTCCATTCACTAAAGATATGTTTGATAAACTTGATGACCTTGTGGGCGATATGATTGATGTTGATTTGAATGAGGAACTTAAAGATGAATGACGCTCATTATGGTCAAATAATCAATCATCATTATGATTGGATCAATATGCTTTCACGAATGAAAGATAAGAATCCAGAACGATTTAATAGTTTTAAATATTCCAACGAAACAATCTATCATTACATTGATAAACTTCAACACGAGCAGAATGTTTATGACTGATTTTGACGATTGGTTCTATGAAGTTATAGGTTATCATCTTCGTGCCGAAGAATTTTGGGATGATTTTGATTCCAAAAACCGTGATCGTATGATAGAATGGATGAAAGAAAGTTTTGATGCAGGGAGGATGTCTAATGGGACGACCAAAGAAAACTGAAAAAGTAGCACAAAAAGATCCTGCAGAAGAGTTTCCGTTTGATTTATTCCCTTGGAAATTGGTTTATAAGGACGGAAATGAACTGAAGAAGTGTTATTTTGATACTGAACACAATCGTCAAAAGCACATTGACCGATACAAACTCAAAAAAAGTGAAATCAAACTCTCATACAAATATGAGTGATAAAAAGGCAATTGTTATTTTTCTGATTGGTCTTGTAATACTTGACTTTATTATAATCGGTGGTATACTATGGAAGGGACACGCAAATTTTATTGAGGTTTATAAACATCTATGACTGAACGAACTTTTGTTGATAAGAATGGAAACTCCTGGAGTTTTGAAGAAACTCCCGAAACCATTCAGGCACTTAAGGAACTACATCAAACTGTAAAGGAAGTAAATGAACGAAAAGAAACTAATCGATGACTGCTTCTACATTCAAGAGAAAAAGTATGGACTCTGGGACTCAACCGACCTTGAAGGCAATGGATTGGTCACATCTCTCACTGAAGACCAATGTATCGCAGCGACGAGATTTTATCTTAAAGGACGGCAGGAGGGTTTCCCTGAATCCCAAACTTATGAAGGGCAAGTAGGAGGTAAATTATGAGTGATACTGACCCAACAGCACCCTGGTACGAATTTATCTCATACATTAGGTCTTGTGAAAGTCTTGATATCGCACCATCTCTTCAAAGATATATGGCATATAGACGATATCTTAAATCTGTAGGTGTATTATGATTGCAACAAACTGGTTTCAAAAGAAATGGGGATTTGACGAACCTCTTATAATGGATGAACTCTACAAAAGAGTTTATGAGTTAGAAAAAGAAGTCATCACTCTCAAAGAGGAAAACATTGAGACCACGAATGTTCTTTATGAGATTATGGAAAACATTCGTGCTCTTGATGCTCGCATAGATATTGTTGCGAATACTGATAGTAAAGATGTATAGTGACCTCAATGACTTTGAAAAAGCACTTTCACACTTTGGTACAAGAGTTGATATCATCATTGCCCTTGAAATGGGTGGAAAAATTGACTCCTTATCTGCCTATAAAGAAATCAAGGCAGAACTCAAAGAACTCAAAAAGGCAAAGAAGCAATACGGAAAGGACATGTAGTAAATGTGGTGGGACAAAACCATTAGATTTGAATAATTTTCAAAAAGTTAAGATCTTTAAAGAAGGATTTAGTTTTTATTGTAATGACTGTGCAAAACCAAAACCAAGAGATTGATTCTCTCAAAATTTCACAAAACGAAGATGGGTCTTATACAATGGATTGGGACTCACAAGACCCAAATTGGAAGTGGTTGAACGGGTTGACCTCAAAGGAAATCCAGGTTATTATGGAGCAAGCAATCAAGGACTATCACAATGAATGATTACAAAAAGTATTCTCTTTCCCAACTTGAAAACTGGGTTTATGATGCACTCTCTGCGGCAGAGGCAACACCACATGAAATTTATGATGTAATTAAAGGAGTAGTTGAAGAAACTTATTATCATCATAAGCATCATGCTAGCATTTCATATGAACTTCTTGCACTATTGAATGGTAATGGAAAAGGACACATCAGTTCTTATGAGAAACCTTTTGTATGTGATAAGGATGACCCATCACCAGAATGTAAAGGTGCCTGGAATGATTTTTGGGAAAACAAATCCTCTCAAGACGAATATAAAGGTTCAACTGTAAGTAGTGTTCAAAATATAGAAGAAAAATGTCGTGAGTATAACCTGAGTGAGGCAGAGTATTATGATAAGCAAGCAAAACTTTATATGAATTATCAAGAGGCAATTTCCTCTGGTTGGAAAATGACTGATGATGGTTTTTGGACTCCACCAGAGAAAAAAAATAAGGTAATGAAATGGCAACTTCCTGTTGAAATGGATCCAAGTGGTGAATATTATGTTCTATTCCCAGATGATCTTCTAGAAGCAGCAAATCTCACTGAAGGTGATAAAGTAGAATGGATTTCTAATGATGACGGGTCTTATACTCTTCGTAAGATTACAGAACCAATTTCAATGGATGAGTGTTGATGATAGAGTTTTTACTCTGTTGGAGTAACATTTTTTGTCATATAAAAAATGTTAATACCCAATCCCAGACGAACCAATCTGTGATAAAATACTATGAGGCAGGTAAGTCCTGTTATGTAAACGGAATCTTTTATACAAAATGTGAGGAATCAAATGGCACTAAGTGAATCAGTTACAGAAAGTTTGAAAGATGCAGAGCAATCTCTGCGAAATTCTCTTGCTTATGCTGCAAGGCAAGAACGACCTATGGTATGTTTTGTGATTGCTGACTTGATTAGTCGCATTGAATCTCTTCAGGCAACTGATTCTTTGCTTGATAAATTAGAAACTCGCAGACCAGGGGATTCGGGATTTTTTGGTACATTTTTTAATAAGGAATGAAATGAAAACTAATTTATTTGATAAAATTTTTGAGATTCAAAAAAAGATTGATGCGGTTACTCTCTCAAAATATGAGGGTGTAGATCAGGGAATGTTTGTTCCTCAAGAAGACCAAAATACTTATTGGAGAGACAATTCTTATTGGAATGATGAAGAGACTGTATATTCTTTTCGTTTTTCAACAAATGGTGATTATGAGGGAGATCTACCACCTGATTGTGCATTAGATATCATGATGATTTTGGAGTCTTATAAGAAATGACAGAACCTAATCAATTTGGAAAGGCACTTCAAGAATGGTGGGACAGTGATGCCTTCAAACAACTTCAAAAAGAAAATGAGGAAGCAAAGCAACGTGCTGTAGGAAAGTATTTTATGCTTCCTGAGCAAGATAAACTTGATATGGTTCAGGCAATCTGTTTGATTATGTGTAATGCCGAAAAGGAAGGTTGTAGTCACAGAGGTCTAATGGATAAACTTGGAATTTATCCTAGCGGTTTTTTTGTTTCTGAATTAATGACAGTACACAACTCACTCTGGGGATATTATCACGATAAGAAAGTAGAAAAAGAACTCAAAGATGATCTTGATGCTCTTGAAGATTTTGTAAAGAAAGATTAAGCAATCCCAAAGAAAGTGTTAAAATAATACATAATTATATGCTTAAATGCTAACATTGGGACACATCGCAAAAACACTATGACGCTCTCAAAAACAGGAACTGCCGAACTGACGAAGGAAGAATGGGACGAACTTGTAGCACTTAAAGATGCTATAACTTACCGTCCACAGTCAGTTTCTGCTGAAAAAATGGAAAAATTCACTGAACTAATGGTTCGATCTCTTGAGGGTAAATGCGATCCACCTGCACCAAAAAACTGGAGAGGATCTTCTCTGAGTGAATAAAAAATAAATAGATTATACGCAATAAAACTATGGAAAACATCGACCAACACATTCAAAAAGACAAAGACATTCTTAATGACCCCACAATTTCACCACAAGCAAGAAGACATACAGAAGAAGAACTTGAGGCATTGAAGATTTATAAAGAGAATCATCCTGGTGATGACCATGATCCCACTGCACTTGAACTCTATTGTGACACACATCCTGATGCTTCTGAATGTAGAGTATATAACGACTGAGCGGGACACTTTAACAACTGGCACACGGAGGGTTCTCAGGTCACTGGGAACCCTTTATAATATGAGCAGTTCACAAGGAACCAATGACCACCACCTTCGCTGATTACTCCGCTTCTGCCGAGGCACGGAACACCATCCATCTTAATATTGTTAAGTATGGTCTGATGCTGTGTGATGCTCTCCAGCAAGATGCTCCTGATGGTTATCATTACTCTCTGGACTCTTCTGGTCGTAAATATCATAAAATCTTTATGCATATTGGTAATCGTCGTGATAGTATTCATGCCTTCATTGACAAGAAAACTGGTTCTGTATACAAACCTGCAAGCATTAAGGCACCTGTTAAGGATGAGCGTTACAATGTATTGATTATCAACTCCCGTGAACAAATGCTTGAGAATGCAACATGGCACGGATCCTACCTTTACAAGCGATGAAAACTTTACTTCTTCTTTCTCTTACACTCCTCCCATTACCTGCATCCGCAATCACATGGGGAGAGTTCTGGGCACCATTTACCTATGATCGTGTTCCCACAAGGTATTATGAACCCATGTGTCGGCGTCGTATCTATCATGAAGAGTACATTCCTGGTGATCGATGGAATCCAGGATATGTGAGATCGTGGTCTGAATGGATTTTTGTTCCTTGTGATTATTGATGACTACATTTGATAAGATTATTTTTCTTTCTTCATTCATTTTATTTTTGCATTGGAGTTCATGTCTAACATCATTCATTATGGATACGGTTATTCTAAACGCCTCTGTGAGGATGTTGCCTGTTGGTTTTTCAATCAATTTCTAACAGAATCAAATGTGATTGTAGATATTCAACATCGTGGCATGAAGCGTGAGAGTGCTTATGGATATTGCAGTTATGATGGTGAAATAGGCATCTTTTCACAATACTCAATTGAACTTGATACTCATATGAATAAGGAGTTGTATATAAAATCTCTTTTTCATGAACTAACGCATATGAAGCAATGGGAGGATGGTTCTCTGCAGATGTGTGATGGAAAAATGTGTTATTATAAAGAACCAGTGGATAATTACCGATATGATCATCAACCTCATGAAATTGAGGCACGGGAACAAGAAGAAACCTTATATCTGGAGTACATGAAGTATAAAAACCTTGTGCCAGTTGGAAAAGTGGTACAGTTCTTCCCCAACCGCCTGATGCAGGCAGTATAATTACAAGGTAATCAAGAGAACTCAATGAAACCCATTTCATTCACCTCTGGGCAACTTCTGGATATTATCGCCATTCTTGAAGAGAAAGAGAATGATCTCTTTGATAATGGTGATAAGGCACTCTCCATCTACTATATGCAGATGGGTATGCAATTTCAGCGTATGTACGATCGTCTGCAGAGTCTTCCTGGCGAACATCGTGTTGCCGAACTGGTGATGCCTACTTCCGAAAACACATCCAACTGAATTATGTCACTCTCCAATCAAACTATTAACAATCTTGCATCCGCTCTGACTTCTGAAGTGATTGATTATATCTATCAGGATGATCGGTGGTGTGATTTTATGCATGAGATTATTCCTGATGCTCTGGATGACAAACTGGGACCAATTGATGAGGACTTGAAATATGAACTTGCTGTGTGTATAATGGATCGTATCTGTTTCAAAAAAGTTTGATCATGATTGAAACTTTGATTGCTGGACTGACCTGCGGAATCACCACATTCTATGGATTGGGTGATGGTTTTCATGGACAGCGTACTGCAAATGGTGAAACCTTTAATGCTTATAATTGGACTGCTGCTCATCCTTACCTTCCTATGGGAACTAAGATTAGAGTTACAAACCAAGACAACGGAAAACAAGTCATTGTAAGAATCAATGACCGTGGACCATATTCTCATGCTGATCTGGATCTGTCTTATGCTGCTTTTGCTCACATTGAATCAACCCGAAAAGGAAATGCTACTGTTTGTTGGAGAGTGATTGGATGAAAAAACTACTTCTTGCTGCTACAATTCTTATTGCGAATCCTGCATTTGCAACACCAGAACAAACATATCGACCATTCACTTATGAGACTCCATGTGCTCTGGAAAATAAAGATGAGTTTGTGATGGACATTTGTAAGGTTGTTGAAACTCGTGAAAAAGGTGGAGCACTTCGGACTCGTAATATTTTCAGCAATCGGTTTGCACTAACTATCAAAGGACGATTTGATAAAGAAAAAGGGTATATGACTTGGGATTCTCATAACAAGTTTGAATACAAATGGGAATATAAAGTCGGTGGAGTTGACGGTATTGGTGCCTGGACAATGGTAATGCCTGGGGTTCTTGTGCAGAATGTGAGTTGGGATTGAAGACACTTAAAGAACTGTCACACTACCTCTTCACAGGGGTGGTGTTTTGCCTTATAATACTCTCATACACACAAAGGAAATGACTATCCGCAAACTCGCCAGCATCGCTGAAATCACTTACATCAAACCTATCGAAGGTGCTGATGCTATTGAATGTGCCATCGTGAATGGTGGATGGCCCGTAGTGGTCAAGAAAGGTGAGTATCAAGTTGGTGATGTTGCCATCTATCTTGAGATTGATAGTTGGGTGCCTCACGAACTTGCTCCTTTCCTGAGTAAGGATAAAGAACCCCGTGAATATAACGGTGTGAAGGGTGAGCGTCTGAAAACTGTAAAACTCCGTGGTCAAATCAGTCAGGGTCTTCTGCTTCCTCTTACGATACCTTCCAACTATGATGAAGAACCTGCTTACGTCCACGAACCTGTTGGAGACCAAAGTAGGTGTTATATTCTTTATAACAATCTTGGTGATGATGTAACAGAAGAACTGGGTATTCAGAAGTGGGAACCACCTATCCCTGCTCAACTTCAAGGCACGATGAAGGGTAACTTCCCTCACTTCATTCCTAAAACTGACCAAGAACGTTGTCAGAATCTTCGTAAGGAAATCTTTGAGGAACACAAAGGTGAAACTTATGAAGTAACTACCAAACTTGATGGTAGTAGTATGACTGTGTATGTCAAGAATGGTGAGATTGGTGTCTGTTCGAGGAATATTGACCTGATTGAAACTGAGGGTAATAGTTTCTGGAAGGCAGCACGGGAACAGAATATCGTTGATGCTTTGCTGGAAATCAGTAAGGATAAAGGGGAAGAGTATGCCATTCAAGGTGAACTAATTGGTGAGGGTATTCAGGGTAATCCTGAGAAACTCAAAGGTCAACGTTTCTACCTGTTTGACATCTACAGTATCACTGAGAGTCGTTATCTGAAACCTCAAGAACGATACAGCATTATGGATAAGATGTATCTCAACTATGATGCTGATGTTGAACATGTCCCCTTTATTGACACTGTTTGTGGTGTCACTAACGAATTCAGCACGATTGATGATCTTCTGGCATTTGCCGAAGGTCCATCGCTGAACCCTCAAACTAAGCGTGAGGGTCTGGTATTCAAGTCGTATGATAGTGATTTCACTTTCAAGGCAATTTCTAACTCGTATCTTCTGAAGCACAAGGATCGCTGAGGACACTCAGAGAACTGGCACACTGAGGCACTCACGGGTGCCTCTTGTGGTCTATAATACATTCGTACACACAAAGGACTGATGACTGACCCTACCCCACTCTCCCCCGCCGCCCAGGCGGTGCTGGATGCTGCCCATGATGTCATCCCTGACACTTCCGCTGGCGAAGTGCGTGCCATCGCCGCCGCCCTGCGTGCTGTTGCCATGGAAGTCGTACTTAACAAGTATCAATACGCCGATTGGCAGATGGCGGAAATGATTATGCAAGAAATTCAAGCCATCGCTGACGAACTGGAATCTCAATGAATCCTAAGTATCTAATCTTTACCATTTCCGCTCTCATTGTAGTATTTGGATTTAATGCCTTTCTGATTCAAAGAGACAAAAAACTCTTTGAATCTTACTACAACGGACAATCAGAGTATTGTAAAACGATTGGTTGCGAAAACGAAAAACTTTACTCCCCTGCAAAATGAGTTCTAACGACATTCAACAGTTTTTTAATGCACTCAAAGACTTCCTCCAACATGCTGAAACTGAATTGAATGCTTATGAGAAGCGTCAAGAGGCATGTAAGTATTCTGAAGAAGTCTGGGATAAAGAAATTGAATATCTTGCCGCAAAGTATGAGGTAACAGCGGACTACATCATTGAGGAGTTTATGATTTGACAGAAAAATCAAAACTTCTTCTTGCCCTTCAGCAGATTGAAAGTCTTTTGACTCTTTTGGAAGGCAATGAGTATCAGCGTCATCTTTATTCGCATCTTATTTCAGTTCAGGTTGAATTGAATCGACAGTTGACAAATCAATCACATTCATCTAAAATCAAGGAGTAATTTACACAAACCAATGAAGTATCTTTACATTGTTGACCTCTGGATTCCATATCCTGCTGCTGATACTGGACTTGTAACTCTAATTGCAGAATCTGATACAGAGGCATTTGAGATTCTGGCAAATTCAGAAGAATTCGACTCAACTTATACGAATTTGATTATGCCAAAGATTATGACATCTCAAAAGTTTGCGCTGGTTGATGATTATCAATCCGGCATTGTGGAGGCACTAGTTGTATGAATCAACTGTATCGTATTGAAGAACTGTTCACGAATGGTTGGGAACTCATTGATGAATCCGCTCAGAAACTGACAAAAGAACAGTGTGATCTCAGACTTCGTGATTATTTGAATCAGGGATATAATCCAAACTATCTTCGGGCAGTGATCGATGTACATTCCGAAGATCAATGATTATGTAAAATGGTCTAAGGGTGTTGAAGGTTGGATTTATTTCAAGGATTCTGACTACATTACGATCGAAGTTCTTGTCAAACCAAAAGATGAGATTAACTACAAAGCCTCACCGATTCATGCAAACAATCGTCTTTTGGTTCTTTGTTATTCAAATCAGTGGCACGAACTTCATTATATAAAATCCAGAGAATCAATTTATGAAGACTAAAAATGCCTGGAGATGGTGGGCAAAGGCAATTGGTGAAAAGGCATCAAAGAATGATAAGGAATCCGATATTGTTGCAATCATTCGTACAGTCATCTTTGCCACCTATTTTATTACAAACTCCTTCATTGTTGCAGGTGTGATTCGACATTGGAACGATTCTAAAGTTATTGAAATTCATTATGAAATACCAGGTTACTTACAACAAAATCAAGAAAAAGGGACAATCTAAACAGAGTGCGGTCTTTTATAAAATTGAAGATGCCTCCATGTGGGAAAAACATGTCATTCAACAGGGTTGTATTAATGTCGAAATTGTTCCAATCTTCTGATTTCAAACTTCTCATTATCTGTTTCATGGTCGGTATTGTTCTTGCATTTATTTTTTGATTCTTATGGAAACTCCAATGATTGAACTGAATGAAAACAATTATTGTGATCAAAAACCCATCATAATGTCGTTTTCATTTGAGGAGCACGATCTTCTCAATAGTATGCTGAATCACTTTCTTGACATTTATGATTTTGTCGGATATGGGGAGATTTATGATCTGCCAGAGAATTCAGAACTCAAGAAGCGTTATAATATGATTCTGGAAATGAAAGAACGCTCTCATGTTCTGTGGGCACATCGTTTTGATCATCCTCCTTATGACAATGGCAACCAAATCTCCTCTAAAAACTGAAATTCTACAACAGGCGATTGCGGTTGCCATGTCTTCTGATGCTCCAAAGAAAATTGGTGCGATTCTTCTCAAAAGAAATCGCACCATTTCATGTGCCGTCAATGATTATAAAAGAACTCATCCGGTTCAGTACTGGGCGGCACAAAGCGCGGCAAAGATCTGGAATAATCCACATCTTGAAAAGAAGGTATATCTTCATGCCGAAATTCTAAGTTTAATCAAGGCAAAGGAAGATGCCGATACGATTATTGTTTGTAGAGTTGGTGGACATCACGGAAATGAACTTCGTATGAGTCGTCCATGTGTGATTTGTTCTGAATATATTCGAAATTGTAGTCATATTGTTCATGTTCATTATTCCACCGAGAACGGATTCATGTATGAGTACTGGGGATCATAAATATCAATAAAAAATGAAAACATTTTCACAGTTTCTTGAGGATACTGGTACTGGTAACTATGGTTCTTATGTGGATGAAAGAAAAAGACGAATAACAAATAAACCCTCTCCAACACAAGAATATAAGGAAAGAAGATTGGCATATATGCTTCAAAAAGACCTACCTCCACCAGAGTATAGGTCATCTGCAACATAAATATCTAAAAAGTATTTGTGTAAAAGATGTTAAACGAAGGAAACAAGCGTGACGAATACCTAGAAAAGAAAGGTGAAAGCACTAAAACCACTGCGATGAGAAAGTCCAGTGAAAGAAGAGGGCGTTTTAGTTCTGGTGACACTCATCAAAGCGCAAAAAGAGAAAATATCACCTGGACAAGACCTGGAACAAGAGGTTATGATGATTCATTAAATCGTCAGAGAAAAAGTGCTCATCGTTCAGGAAGAGGCAGAACAAAACCTCAGGCAGGTACATCATCAGAACAAAGAAGGACCGATGCAATTTGGCAAAGTAGATTTCCAGAGGATCGTCCAAAAGGGAAATATGAAATACTTCAAGATAAAAAACAAAAAGGTCAACCAACTGGTATTGAAGCACAAAAACAAGGAATAATAAGAAAAGGTGAAAGAAGAAGAGAACTTCGCACTCAGGCAGTGAATGCAATTCGCAGAGCAGTTGGTGGTGGATATGTGAATGAAACAAAGACCTTTGAAGAGTTTATGGTCGAAGCACATATGATTATGGAAAGACCCTATCAAATCTATGGACCTGATCCTCATGGACCTAGTGATTCTGAACCACAACCACTTGGTAAACCTTATAAAAACAAAAAGAGAGCAAAGACAAGAGCAGATAAGTTAGATCAGGAAATCGGTGGTTATCGCCATTTTGTTCGTAAAGTGGATGAAGAATTTAAAGACCTAACGCCAGAAAAGGAAGAAAGAGTTATGAATAGAGTCGGTGAACTCGCAAGAGATCTTCAAGTTCAATCCGGAAGAATGAAACAATTAAATAAAAAACCATTTGGTAAGTACAGACCCAAAGTAAAGAAAGAAAAAGAGGCAATTATAAAATCTGCAAAAAAGAAACAAAATTTGGTTCAAAATGCTTCTGATGCATTGATTCGAACCGGTGTGAGTCGTCAAGCAAAAATAGTGAAAAGAATTCATGATATCAATCAAAAATTAAGAGATCTTGGGGAAGAACCATGAAAACATTTTCAGCGTTCATTACAGAAGCAAATCGCAGAGCGCAAAGAGCATCCAAAGCAGGAAGAAAACCCAAGGAAGGTGAAAAATCAACATCCACCGAAAAACCATCTGCAGTTGTAACAGTTGGTCTTCCTGGTTCTGGAAAGTCAACCATCGCCAAACACATGGTATCGAAGGGTAATACTGATCAACATGAATTAGATAAATCAAGGCAGGCACTTGGAAAAGGTCCTGCCTATTTTGGTTCTGATATTGTTCAACATACTTATTCGGGTGCAAAGAAGAGTGCGGCGCAGGGTAAAAACACTGTTCTTTCTAATACATCAATTCCAAGACAACATCGCCAGGATGCCATTAATAAACTTAAGGACTCTGGATATGATAAGGTGACTCCAGTTCTGTCACCAGGGTCAACAAAAGCGGCGATGAGACGCAATCGTAAAAGAACCGGATCCAAACCAGGTGAGGGTGCTGTTCCTCAATTTGTGATGAATCGTATGGCGCAGGGTATGCAACAAATGAGTCGTGATGAAAGAAGAGAGTTGAGATCAAATTATAAGAAACTTCATAAAAAAGAACGATTCACTAAACCTGCAATGAGAAGATCTGGAGCAATTCGATGAAAACATTCTCAGAGTTTATTGAAGAAAGTTCAACTCCAGAAAGAGGGAGAAGAAGATTATCATCACGCGGACCTAAGAAAGATAGTTATCAAAGAGGAAAAGACAGAGAAGAGACTTCGAATAAAATAGCGGTCAAAAAAGCAGGATTTAAAACCAAATCACAAGATGGTCCACATGGTTCTTCTGACCATTATCATAGTAGTTCTAGGCATCATTCCACAAATATCGCATCTCATAAAACTCAGGCAGATTATGCACTTAGCACAGTAGATAGAAAATACGATAGATTTTCTTCTAGCAGAAGAGTTGAACCAACATCATCCAGAGTTTCTGGATTAAAAAAAATTCGTAGATTATTAAAAACAACAAGAACTGCTAAACCAGTGCATGATATTTCAATTCACTCTGATGAGAGTGGTATTTCTAAAAATGATAGCAAAAGATTGATTTCAAGAGGAAAAAGTTTTAAGAAAGAAAGAAGAGGAGTTTCTGATGCTCTTAAGAATGCTGGTGCAAAAACAGGTGATTTTGCGGTAGGTGAACCTTATGGATCAATGCCACATGAAAATCCAGAAAAAGGTAAAAAAGTAAGAGCAAAATTATATGGTAAAGATTATGGTGTAAATCTTGATAAAAGAACTGGTAAAATGGTTGGTAGAGTAGGCACTTTTGAAGAGTTTATGGTAGAATCACAACAAGTTCTGAATAAAATCTCCAGAAATTACGGAAAAAGATATCGTGGTGTGAATGTGAATATCACTCATGATCCAAAGACAGATAGTATTCGAGTCAATCAACTTTTTGTTCCACCAGAACTTCGAGGACAAGGAATTGGAACCAGAGTGATGAAGGGTCTTGGTAAGTATGCTGATAAAATAAATAATCGAATTACATTGACACAAGATCCTGATAAGGGAAAGAAAGCAAAATTAACAAAGTTTTATAAGTCTCATGGATTTGAACCAAATAAGGGTAAAAAAAGAGACTTTACCACCAGAGACACTCATATTCGTCAACCCAAGAAAGACACCTGAAGAACTGTCACAACACCCCTCCTCCTGCCCCTACAACACCCTTATAATATGGAGGTAGTCAAGCACACCTCTCATGATCACCGACACCACCACAGACGCTCAGATCCGTCGTACAATTCAAAAAACCATTGAAACCGAGATGCCTCTGCGTCTTCTGAAGCGTATTGTGTATGAAGTACGCTGTGAAGAACTTGGTATTCTGCCCGATTCCTGGAAACTGTACTCTGAGGAGAACTGAAAAGAGTATGAAGGCATGGTTCAAACATCAAATTGCACAAAAAAACAAATGACTGACAAAGAAAAACTTTTTGCTCTCACTGAGATCATGGGTGATGTGATACATACTCTGGAAATGAAACAGTATGACATTGAAAATCCTCACCTATCTTATGAATGTGTGATTGAGGCAGATAAGTTTCATCAACGAATGCTAGACATTCTTCACTCTGAGGACAGTTGAGGCACTGGCACAAGAGAACCCACAAAGTTCCTGAAAGTGCCCTATAATACTCTCATACACAAACAACTACCATGAACGAAGAACTCCAAAAACAACTTGCTCAGGTCATTAGTTCTATTGTGACTTCTGTTGGAGAAGTCAAAGACTTTTCAGTTTCTCAACTTCCTGACATTGCTCAACAGTACATCAATTATGGTATTGTGAGCAGTGCCGTTTGGGTTGTGCTATGTACCATTATTGCAGCAGTTTCCATTAAGGTTCTGTTTTTTTCATTCAAAAAATTGAATGAACCTTATGACAATGGTGCGTACATTGCAGTCGCAATTTTTTCATTCTTTGTTTCCACTATCTTCTTCTTAGTCAACCTTCACGACCTTATTCTGGTCCTAACTGCACCTAAGGTTTGGTTTATTCTGAAAATCAAAGAACTTCTTGCTTGAAACTATGACTTACACACCCGAACAAATCCCTCAAATTGCCCTCAAAGAACTTAAAGAAATTGAAGAACCAAACATTATGGACCTATCTCCAATAGAAAAACGTGATTTAGCAAAGAGCACATCTTCAGCAAATATTCTAAGGTCTCTGGCGACTGATGAGGATTTTTGGGTTCGATACTGGGTCACATATAACTCCAACACTCCAGAAGATGTTATAAGAACTCTAGCAAAAGAAGAACTCAAAAAAACACTTGCTAAGGAAATCGAAGAAGATGCAATTAGATATCCTTTCAGTCATGGTTACAAACCAGAACCATACAAAACACTGGAACTCACTAAGATACAATACGATGCGATTAAGCAATTGATTGACTCTTGCAAAAACTCTGACCTTCTGAACATTAACCTTTGATGACTACCAAATCTCAACTCCAGTCTAAAATCGAAGAACTTGAGAACGAACTCAAAATGAACAAAATCACTGCATCAGAAGCAAAACAAGTTTCAATTCAAATGAGGAAAGAACTAGAAGTCAAGTTCTTCTCAAATCAACTGAGTCTTGTGTATGACAAAATCAATCAGAGTAGTCATGAAGGTTATCTACGTTGTGAGTATTCTATTCCCAGTGGAAATGTAAACACTGAGGGTGTTCTTGTCAAAATTGAATCTATTTTAAAGGATGATGGATTTATCGTCAGTCATAGGGATTCCACATCTCATCATCATGACTATGTGCTTTCTATTAGTTGGTCAGAAGACACTTAAAGAACTGACATAAGACCCCTTGCGGTCCAATGGCATCTGTGACATACTACTTACATACATGCATGAGGTACCTCATCAAATGTCTCTTGATTTTTACTTGACTATTAAAGTTGATACTGGAGCACCTGAACTTCATACAGTTGAATTGTATTCTGGGAATATTACTCATAATCTGAATACAATGGCAGAATCGGCAGGAATCTACAAGTGCCTTTGGCGCCCTAATGAACTTTGGGATAATCCAACCGCCGACAAACTTATTCCACATCTTGAGGCAGGACTTCTAAAACTGAAATCCAATCCAGAATATTTCAAGCAGTTCAATGCTTCTAATGGTTGGGGGACTTATGATGACTTTGTACCTTTTGTGGAGGAAGTATTGAATGCTTGTAAGGAACATCCAAAAGCAAGTGTTGATACTTGGATTTGATTGACTGACACACTGAGACCTCTTCTACTCTATTGTACCTTTAAACATTAACAACAAACTCTTATGACACAAACCATTTACGTTCTGACTGAAGGTAGTTACTCTGATTATCATATCATTGGAGTTTATTCCACTGAAAAACTTGCAAAAGAAGCAAAAGAATTCGCATATCCTTATGCCAATGTTGAAGAATACGCATTGAATCAAATTCCAGACCATCCTCCAGGTATGAAAGCATGGTATGTAAGGTTTTGCAATGGGACACTTAACTCCGCTATTCAAGCATCAAGTAATTATTTTGATGTACGAGAAAATGAATATATTCAAGAAGTATCAAAATATAATCCAGAGAGAAAGGTATTTTTTGATGTCTATTGCTGGGCAGTAGATAAAGAACACGCAGAAAAGATTGCGCTGGATAAGTATTATCAACATCAAGCACAAAAGTCAGGTATTGCCTAAGGTACCTGTGACACCCTAAGAACTGGCACACCAAGTCCCCACAGACCCCACCTGACCCCTTATCATAGTCCTATACGCAAACAACTCTTATGAACCAAGAAGATTATCTCAACTCTCTAAAAACTTGGGTCAAATACTCTCCTTGGGAATGGGTGAGTGATTATTGCGATGAACAAGGTCGTTGTTGGTTTGAAATTATGGAAGAGTGGAAACTCATCAAACCTCAAGATGCATACAACACTGTTACTTGTCTTCCTTATTCTATGAAGAAGAATTCTGTATCTGAAACATAATCTTCTTCAGACCAAATCTATTCACATACTCATCTAGAGATTCATTCAAAATCTTATGAAAGAACTCATAAGTATCACCTACAGGAATGTTCTTCTCTAATGCAGAAAGATGAACTAATTTAATATAATCACTCATCTCTTTACTTAAAACCAATCGGTCAGTATCCAGTTCAATCGTACCATTGATTTCTCTTTTTCTACCAATCCACTCAAGATTAGATAAGGCATTATTGGATACATCACCATCCTTATGTCTTACTTTTTTTGAGTTGGTATGATTGGGAGTAAATGACTCACATACTAATCTATGGACATAATAAGACCTATGCTTACCCTTACCGTTTGATAATTGAACAACTTTATAGGATGGTCGATGCTTACAGTTTGACCAGTATTGTTTTAGTTTTTTTATTTTTTTGTATTTGTTTGAATAGACTTCACCTTCACTTGTGACATAATAAAATTTGTAATCTTCCATTCCTGGTAGTTTGCAAATCTCTTTGGTGAGGACTTTCATTCTATTGGTGTTTCTCATAGAAAGTATGTATGAGATTTTTTACCAAAGTTTTGTGTTCAAATCCACATTAATTTATGTTAATATGATATAACGATTGTGTTATGTTGTTCTAAACTTTATGGAATACCATTAGAACCTTATGGAATACCATTAGAACCTTATTAAATGTGTCTGGAACTTCTTTGAGTCTTATGAAATGTGTTGGGGTCTTGTGAGTTTTGCCTGCGACTCATAAGACTCACACCCCTCACAGGACACTTCGAGAACCGGCACAAGACTCCAACATCACTATATAACCATATAACACTATCGTTATACAAAAAATCTCGACGGACCCCCTTGCGCTTTCGTCGAGATTATGCTACGATACCTATGTCCCTTCAGGAATCTCGACGAGTTATGTACGACGACTACGATTTCGACTATTCTTATAGCAACGACTCTAATCTCGACGAGGACACATATGCCGATCATGGCACATCAGATCTCGACGAAGATTATGCACGAGACACACAAGACTACGAAGGTCTTGCATATCGCCACTACGCATGAGGATTATGACAATCGCACAAAAACGAGTAGTTCAGGTCACACTAGACATCGAGTGTTATGATGACCTTGACATTGAGAATATGGACTGGAAAGAACTTCTAGAACTTGAAGGTGACGAGAAGATTATCTCTACAACAATTAAAGACCTAGACCCATTCCTCTATTGACCCATAAGACCCCTCTACGTCTCATAAGGTGTCTACCCCTATGCCAGTTCATAAGGCGGCACACAGAGGCACACAGAGGGGTCTCAGAGTCTTAAGGTATTTGGAGTCAAATATTTGTTTCTTATAAATAATAACAAGAAGAACATTTGAATTATAAGTTTTTGAGTCTTCGCACAATACCTTCCCAGAAGCATCGACAGGCGGTTCACCCGATGAGTATAAGACTTCGCCAGTGGATTAAAGGCATTCCCTGCATCTAAGACTCGAAGAGTATAAGACAAATTGAATTCTTAAACCAAACTCAAACTTAATAAAAAGCAGGACGATTCCTGACAGATTTTTTATGTTAAAAATTTGTCACTTAGGAGTCATATTTTAGTGTTTATGTGACAGTGGATGAAGTGGCACATAAGGTATTGCAGAAGACCCTGAGACCCTGTTACATTACATTCGTACCTGAGACACCACCTCATGACCACTGCATCCAAATCTCTTCGCATTGCGGATTCAATTTCCAGCGAACCCTATGCTTTTCCTGGTGGGTATCCTCGGTTCGCTATTCTTTCTGATGGAGAGTGTCTCTGTCATAAGTGTTGTGAAACTGAACGCAAATGGATTGGTACGACGACTGGTTCCGATGGATGGACCGTTGTATCTGATGCCATCAACTGGGAAGATTCAGACCTCTACTGTGGGCATTGTGGTGCTCAAATTGAATCTGCCTATGCTTGAGACACCCTAAGAACCGTCACAAGGGGTCTTGATTCCGCTCAAGACTCCTGCCATACTACCTTTGTTCCTGAGACACCACCTCAAATGCTCATTACTGGTGATGACATGATTCATTTCATTAGATACGTTCATGATTTCTATGGACCCAATGGAATCTATGATATGAATGTCACAAAGGACATGATTATGAATGCAACCATGAAGTATCTGACTACATCAGGTACTAGATTTAATGGTGATAGTTATGACCGTGAGATGGTACGTGATATTATGATTGAAACCTATAATCTGGTAGCAGTCTAAGAACTAATCCAACAAATCTTTATCATTTTCTTCAATCATCATGAGCATCTACACTGACAATGGTTACGCAAACCGCGAAGAGTATCTGAATGAACTCCGTGAAGAGTATGGTGCTGATCTGGTCAACACCCTGATCACGGTTCTGCCTGCAAGTGAGGACTTTGACGGTCTTATCACTTCGCTGGAAGATGCAATGGACGGTTTCTAAATAATAGTGCTTATGTGTCGCAACTAAAGCAACATTGAGGGGCAAAAATGCCCCTCTTTTAGCATAAATAACTATGCGACACATAAAGTAGAACTATGGTAAATCCTAATAGGTATTATACTTACGCATATTTGCGGGAAGATAGAACTCCTTATTACATTGGTAAAGGATCAGGAAAACGATTATTTTATAAGTATGGAAAAAATTGCAAACCACCAAAAGATAGAAGTAGAATAATTAAACTCAAACAAAATTTAACTGAAGCAGAAGCATTTAAGCACGAGAAATATATGATTGCAGTTTTTGGTAAAAAATATGATGGAACTGGTATTTTGATGAACATTTCTGATGGTGGTAATGCTCCACCTATTATTTGTGGAAACAATCATCATATGAAAACTGAAGAATATAAAAAAAGAGTCAGTGAAAAACTTACTGGAAGAAAAGGACATCCTGCTTGGAATAAAGGTATTTCCATTAAAGAAGAAATGAGACAAAAAATTACAGGAGAAGGTAATGGTGTTGCTCAGTGGTGGAAACTTACATTCTTTGATGGTAGAGAACTTATAATGTGTGGATTATCTAATTGGTGTAAAGAAAATGGATATGATAAATCAAAAATTTCTGAGGTATATTATAAAAAAAATGGAAGAACTAAACATAAGGACATTGTGACAGTTGAGAAACTGGCACACCCACCAAACCATACCATTTGAATCCCTGTTACATTGCATTTGTTGATTTGAGGAACCTCCCATCGGTACTCGTTCACGCATCGGCATCGAAATGCCTGACCACACCATTGTTTCAGTGTATTGCCACTGGGATGGTTATGTTGAGCACAATGGTAAGATTCTGGTGGAGCACTATCAGAACCGTGAAGATGTACAAGAACTGATTGATGGTGGCAGTATGTCATCACTTCGTACAACTCATCTATGGGAAACTGCAGCAGTTCGGGATGAGAATGGTGAAATTGTTCGGGATGAGAATGATAACTGGTTGTATTCTCCAACTCGTGATCCTCAACCACTCTATCATTCCGAACGGGGTGAGGTGAATGAACCTTATCACACCAGTTTTGATGAGTTTGTTTCTGGCGATTGTGGAGAGGAGTTTGCTTATCTGTACGATCTGAATGGTAACTGGAAAGCATGGAAAATCGGTTGGGGTGAAACTAACACTCAAAGTGTTGAGATTCCTGGGTATGTGACAGCATAAGAACTGTCACAGGGGCATCTAGGATCGCCTGGAATGCCCCTATACTATGAGAGTCAACCAACCCACCTAATCACATGGAAGACACCTTCTGGGCGGAAATACAGGATGCTCCTGGCGAGATTTGGGATCTCGACATTCCAGAACTTCGTGAAGACGAAGATGAGCAGACCTGGAATGATTTTGTCAACAGCAATGTGACACTCTGATGACATACAAAGAACTTCTGTCTCACATTCAGAATCTCACTGAAGAACAACTGAATCGTGAGGTGATTCTCTATAACTTTGAGGAGGATCTTCTTCTTGATAATGAAGTGACTGCACTTCGTTCGGCACAGTGTGATGTTCCTGGGTTGATCTCCAAGGATACACCTTATCTGGTGATGTGACACTCTGACAACTGGCACATCAGGGGTTGCAGAGTCCTGTGACCCCATGCCATACTACCTTTGTTCCTGAGACATCACCTCATGTCCCTCCTGTTCGATAAGTACAACCTGTTCAATCAGACTTCCGAGCATGATTGGAAGATGAGTGAATGTGCTGAATGGGTAAAGCACTACAACAACTTTCTGTCTTGGACTGCAATTACAACTGAGGAACAACGTTCTTTCTTTGAGGAAGAACTCCAAGAATACCTTTGTTATGATGTTTGATGTGACACTCTGACAACTGGCACAAGTCACTTGACTTCTCCTCACTGACCACTTAAACTCTTAACAGTTCACTTGGAATGGCAGCGCCTTAAAGACTCTTAATCAACTTACGTTTCTCTAGAATCTCATTATGACGACTACCACTGCTTCTCTTTCGACCATTGAAATCAACGGTGTTACTTATGCACCCATTGGTTCTACTCCTACTGGCAACCGTCACGTTGTTGTAATTGACCGTGGATGGATTGTTGCCGGTGACGTGAGCACCGATGAAGTTACCAAGGAACTTGTTGTTTCCAATGCTATTCATGTGTTCCGTTGGGAATCCATTGGATTCGATGGTGTTCTCAAAGACCCCAAGAGTTCCAAATTGACTCTTAAGACTCTCCCGTATCCGGTGAAAGTTCCTCAATGTTCCGTTATCTTCACTGTACCTGTTCCTGAAACCTGGGGCGTTTGATTGTTTGTTTATGGGGGGTGGGTAATCATTGCCTCCCTTTTTTTATTCAGAGGTTTTAAGATGACTGAATACTTTTATCCCGTAGGTTCCGGTTACGGTAACGGTGACGGTGACGGTTACGGTAACGGTTCCGGTGACGGTTACGGTGACGGTTACGGTGACGGTTACGGTTTCGGTTCCGGTTACGGTAACGATGACGGTTACGGTTACGGTGACGGTTACGGTTACGGTTACGGTAACGGTTACGGTTACGGTGACGGTTACGGTTACGGTTACGGTAACGGTTCCGGTTCCGGTGAAGGTTACGGTTACGGTTACGGTGAGGGTACAATCACCACAAGAACTCGTCGGAGGTCTTAAGATGACTGATTACTTTTATCCCGTAGGTTACGGTAACGGTGACGGTTACGGTAACGGTTACGGTGACGGTTACGGTGACGGTTACGGTTACGGTTCCGGTTTCGGTTACGGTAACAGTAACGGTAACGGTTCCGGTTTCGGTTACGGTTACGGTAACAGTAACGGTAACGGTTCCGGTTTCGGTTACGGTTACGGTGACGGTGACGGTTACGGTTACGGTGACGGTTACGGTACAATTTCCACAAGAACTCGTCGGAGGTCTTAAGATGACTGAATACTTTTATCCCGTAGGTTACGGTAACAGTTACGGTGACGGTAACGGTAACGGTTACGGTTACGGTTACGGTTACGGTAACGGTAACGGTAACGGTGACGGTGACGGTGACGGTTCCGGTTTCGGTTACGGTAACGGCACAATTTCCACAAGAACTCGTCGGAGGTCTTGAAACTCATGAACATTCTAATTACATCAATGCCCGACACCTATCAATTTTTTGGCAATGCTAATACCTACGTTGGCGCTGTTGCCCTTTTTGCGACTCCTGTGCTTCTTTATTGGATTTTCCGTTCTTACTGGCGGAGTCCTTATCGTCGCTAAGACACTTTGACAACTGGCACAAGGGCACTGGACTTCTCTCTGGTACCCTGTCATACTACATTCGTACCTGAGACTCCCAATGGAAACTGTAATTGCGTTTTCTGATGAGTTTGAGATTGTTCAAGATTCATCAGACTTTGTTCACATCATGGATGGTGAACAAACTGTCCGTCTTTCCATGCCTCGGAAGATTCTGGATGACATTGTGAGTCAAATCCACAGCAGGGTAGATTTCCACTTCTGAAACTGGCACAAGGGGGCACCACCTGCCCCCAATCATCCACTAGACTACATTCGTACCTGAGGCACTTCTGATGTATCACATCGCCATTGTTCATTCGGAAGAAGACTACTTTGAGTCTGTGGCATCATTTAAGTCTTATGATGCTGCTGATGCAGAGTTTGATGACTGGAGTGAGAAACTGCCTCATGCCTGGTTGGAGATTGTGACACCAGATAAAGTGGCACAAGGTACCGTGACAGTTCCTGATTGATGAACTAAGATAATTATGGGAATGTGGGTGCCCTAAAAGACCGCATTGTTAACAATTACTTTTTTTGATTATTATGTTCAAGTTTACTTCTTCTGCCATTGAGAACATCACTGAAGTTCAAGATGGTCAGGTTACGATCACCTTTAGTGGTGGTCGGGATTATACTTACAAGGTTGCAGAACCTGAGAACTTTGTTTCTCAACTGAATGAAGTGATTCAACAGGAACAGTCTGTTGGTCGTTTTGTCAATTCTGCAATTCGCGGTGAACAACTTGTGACACTCTGATCACTGTCACATCAGGGGTTGCGGTTCTCGTGACCCCATGTCATACTTAAATCGTTCAAGACATTTCTACTTCTTATGGACAAAGAAATCATGACCACACTTCTCGATCAAGCAGCGGATGGCAACGGCATTCTTCAGATTCTTGATGCACTGTATGATGGGATGGACAGTGGTGAATCTAGTCAAGATTTTTGCCCAACACTAGACGAGATTCAGTTCTAAAACTCGACGAGGTGTGCCACATCATCTAGTGGTACACCTCTCTCGACGAGTTCAGGTACATCAACTAGATTACACACATCTCGACGAGGTTATCATGCAAACAGCATTTATCACACCAATCTCGAACAAGGCAAAGAATCGCTTTGCCAATCTCATGGATCACAATGATGAATGTATCATTGAGCAACACAAAGGTAACAAAGTGTTTCTTACATCCATGAACAAACGCAATCATTTCTGGGTACATCTTGACAATGACCCAGACTGGATGATAGACTTTTAAAATAAGGGAGGAAGGGGTTTGCCTCCCAGACGATTCAGAAAAGTCACCCTGCGCGTAAGAAAACAGATAATCATAGCATGGTTAAAGGTGATGTGGGTTCTTGAGGATCGGGGTGGTGCCTGATCCTTTTTTTCTTGTCTTATTGTATTATTTTATGGTAGGATCAGTGACGATGTATTGTTCAGTAGGGATACCCTTCCCCCGTTGGTGCTGGTTGTTCATTTAAGATACAGCATCACAGACCCTAGAATGACCCTGATGGACAGTTTTGATGGTGGCACAAGATCGCTGGTACTGGTCGGTTCTGGGGTGCCATACTTCCACCAACGGCGCACCACTGACGCCGCCTCGCCTCTCTAATCATGAGCACCACCACCTTTGACTTCTCTGGTTTCTCTGATGATCAAGTGCGGGCGCTGATGCTTCTGGCACAGCAACAGATCGAATCCCGTAAGGTATCCTTCGACGATCAAGTTTCTGTTGTTCAGCAACAGCGTATGAATGATCGTATGAAAGAGATCGAGCGCAATGTTGCTCAGATCGAAACAGTCAACGCTGCATTTGAGGTCTGCCTGAATGAGATTCTGGGTGACATCAATGAGTCGCGTTGGATTGTATCTCAACTCGACAAGTGCCGCCGTGAGAATGACTTTCGGCGCATGAATACGGTTTACTTTAAGTATCGCGGAAAGGATCTTAAAGTGGAAGAGATGCTGAAGACTCTCTCTGCAGTGTATCGTCTGAAGTGCAAAAATTACAAGAATCCTTCTGATAAGTCTTGGGATCGTGGTATTGTTCGCCATGAGATTCGCTGCCCTCATTGTGGAGAATACGCCAAAAAGTTGGTAGAGTTTCTTGACATTAAAGGGATTCGCTGGGCGGATCTGTGACAATCTACTAAGTGTCACAAAAGGGGTTGTGGTTTATCCCAACCCCATGCAATACTTACATTGTTTATCACCTGAACTTCTCATGAATTACTCTGAACTTCTTGCTAAACTTCAACAACTCAATGAAGAACAATTGCAAGAACCTGTGATTGTTATGGATCTTTTCAAGGGTTATGGGTATGATGATGTTCAGTTTGATTCTGAGAATCTTTGTTTCACGTTTGGCGAAGACTGAATCCTAATCATCACCTGAACCATGATCACAATTCAATCCAACAGCATTAAAGAGTTCTTCACCGATTCTGAATGGGATTTGATTTTTAATCTCTTGAATGAGAATCGTATGGTTATTGATGAAGACCATCCTTATCTGGAGGAGAATTATACTGCTCTGGATAAGATCCGCAAACTGTTTCAGGACTGATAGGACACTTCTCTAACTGTCCACTGGGGCATCGGATCCTGCCTCTGATGCCCCTATACTGATCTCAGTTCACCACTGAACCACACCATGCTGAACTTCTCCAAGGGTAACGCCAAACTGGGCAAGCACACTCTGATCTTTAGTCTTCCCGCTGGTAAGACTTGTCCCGGTGCAATGTTCTGCAAATCGTTTGCTGTTGTTGATGAGAACGGCAACCGTAAGATTCAAGATGGTCCGCACACTGAATTCCGTTGTTTCGCTGCATCTTCTGAAGTCTTTTATACTACCGTATATGAAAGTCGTGCTCAGAATCTTCAACTGATTGTTGATGCTCTTCAGAATGGATCTGCTGCTGATTTGATTCACAATTCCATTCAACATCACCGCACTAAAAAGACTCAACTGGTCCGTATTCATGAATCGGGCGATTTCTTCTCTGGTGCTTATCTTGATGCTTGGATTGAAGTTGCACACCGAAATCCCGATCTTAAGTTTTATTGCTATTCCAAGAGTCTGCAACTGTTTCTCAACTTCAAATTGCCCAATAATTTTTATATGACGGCATCATATGGTGGCAAGTTTGACTATTTAATTGATGAAGGATACTTCACTCGTTATAGCAAAGTTGTACTGAATCAGGAGGATGCTGATAGGTTGGGTCTGGAAGTTGATCACGATGATTCACACTGTCTAAAAGATAAACCTTTCGCCCTTTTGGTTCATTCAACCCAACCTAAAGGTTCTATCTATGGGAAGGCAATTTATGCACGAAGGAAGAACAATGAGTTTTCTGGTTACAGTAAGAAACCAGTAACTGTGACGGTCTGACAACTGTCACAAGGGGTCTTGATTAGGTTCAGGATCCCTGCAATACTACCTTTGTTCCTGAGGGATTCCCCACCATGGCATACATCGACAATCCAGTTGATTCTAACAACTGCTGGGATGATTCTGATTTTGTATCCTACTGGAATGAGATTGAACATTTCAATGAGAATCAAGGTTGGGATCATGGTGAAATGCTTGAAATGATCATTGATAAGTATAACGATGGTTGGTCCACTGATGAGGCAATGAATCAAATTGAAGCATACTTGAAGGATAACGATTGATTCTTAAGGTCTCATCTCTTCACCATGAAACTCTTTCCATTCTTCTTCTGTCTCTTTTCTGTTTGGACTGGTCTACAGGTTCTGAATGCACAAGCAACAGTGAATCAAAATCAGGAGAATCGCGCCGAGATTCATTGTAATGAAAACCCTTCACTCTGCGGTCTGAAATGATCAATTTTCTTACCAAATCTCGATCACCTCAACTGTATCATGCCATGATGATTCGCATTCTGTTAATCTCGACGATACTGTGGATTTCATGGGATCACATCAAACCAGCAAGAAATCTAGTTTCTGATGCAATGATTCAAATCTCGAACATCATTCGAGACTAAATCTCGATCAAATCATGAATCCTTTTCTCGACAACATTCAAATCGAAGAAACATTCTTTGATGATGATCTCGAACAACAATGTTTCATTGATGATTATAGTGATGATGGCGAAGCATTAGCATCAGCAGGATTTGGAACTGATGAAGATTATGGTGGATAAAGTATAATGATCAAGGTGGAATCATTCCACCTTTTTTATAGTTTATTGTGTATTATTTTATTGCGGGTTCGGTGACGATGTATTGATCAAGCAGTTACCCTACTGCTGTTGGTGCCGATTGTTCCTAGAGTCTACAAACCCTTAAGACCCTTTTGACCCTGCCAGTGTGCCAGTTTGCCAACTGTCCACGATCGGTGGACACTGCCCCGGATCTGCCTGTATTGTGATCTCAGTTCACACCACTGAACCATGTTCCGAACCTTCCGCCCCGTTTGTGACACTGAAACCCGTCAGATTCAGTGGGCAGTGTTTAAGAATGGTGTTCCACAGAATCAGACTCTAACTGCGGTGCAAATCTCAGGGCATTATGCTGAGAAGTATCGTGGTGACGCTAAACCGCTGCGCTGCGCTGATTAACAATTGTAACGGGGGATCCCCAGCGGTCCCCTCCATGCTGTAGGATTCTCTCAGTTCACACCACACCACTGAACCATGATCACGCCATTCGATTACCTGTCTGTTCTGAATAGTTACGTTGATCCTGAGAACGGAACCGTAAGTTTCTGGCACGCAAGAACGTGTGCCAAACTTATGGGAGTTCTTGATAGTTTCTCTGCAACTTATGATTGCATGATTGGTCAAAGGGTTGATCTTGGAGAGTATAGGGCATGGGCGTTTAATGCTCTCTATGGTTGATTGTTAATGATTGTTACAGGGGACCCCTCAACGGTCCCCACCATGCTGTAGGATTCTCTCAGTTCACCACACCACTCCGATGAACCTCGCCACCCTGATCAAAACCGCCGTTCGCGCCACCCTGATCCAGAACGGACCGCAAACATGCTCGGATATTGTTCGCGGTATGGGTCTGGATCCTTCCCGCCATAAGGGTACTGTTCATGCCGTTATGGTTGATCTTGAAAAATCGGGTATTCTTGGCGCTACGATGAAAGGTAGCCGCCGTGATCTGTGGTTCATTTATACCGATAAAATCCGCAAGCGTGACCGTATCATCGCTGCAATGATCGGTTAATTTAATCGGGGGGAGGTTAAATCTCCTCCTCTTTTTTATAGTTTATTGTGTATTATTTTATTGCAGGTTTGGTGACGATGTATTGATCAAGCAGTTACCCTACTGCTGTTGGTGCCGATTGTCCCTAGAGTCTAATCACGCCGGAGACCCTTCCGTGGATTGTGACAGATCAGCAACCCTTATCAGTCAAAGGGTTGACGTTGGCACCGATTCCGGCAATACTGGTCTCAGTTCACACCACTGAACCATGATCCGCCGCCACGCAACCGCCGCAGACTTCACCCGATGGGAGCAGTCTGCCGCAGTCATGACCGATGCTGAACTGATCTATGCTGCTGCAGACTGCCGTAAGGTTGAGGCGCTCTGGCGGGGCGTAGACGGCATGGTAGAGGGGTTTTACAGTGATCAGGCGGCAACCTATGGCACCGAACTGTACCGTCGCCGCCAGAACCACCGCTGATTAACAATTGTAACGGGGGACCCCTCAACGGTCCCCACCATGCTCTAAGATTCTTTCAAGCGGGACGGACCCGCACCATCCACACCCTGAGGCATCATGCGTAAGATTGAAACCGCCATGAATCGCGCCATCACTGATGGTATCGACTGGAAGCAAGACAATACAGAGGTCGTCTATTCTCCCGAGCGTGACGCTTCCTATGTTCACCTTCACGGCAATCATATTGCCACGATCGGTGAGGGATTCATCGAACTTTATACTTGTGGGTATAAGACAAACACCACAAAATCGCGCCTCAACGCTATTCTGAGAGAGCACGGCAATGGCGACGGCATCTTTCAGAAAAACTATGAATGGTTTGTAGAAACCAACGGTGAGATTGTTCCATTCTCGGAGGGTATGATTCTCCGCTGATTCTTACAATCGGGGAGGTTAAATCTCCTCCCCTTTTTCTTATGTTCTTTCTCACTGAATCAGAGCAAACTCTTCTAGATTCCGTTGGATTCTTAGAGGTTACTGATGATCTACTAGATCGCATGTTCCCCGAAAATCTCGACGAGAATACACACAAGAATCTAGACTAGATCACACACAAGAATCTAGACTAGATCACACACAAACAATCTCGATCATTATCTGAAATGTTCACGATTCGCTACTTCCGTCCTTACAAACAAGAATGGAAATTTCAGTCTTTTAATACAATTGAAGAGGCAGAAAGAATGATCAGATTCTATCAGTCTTGTGGTAGTCCTGCTGGGATGGTATAAAGAAAGACTGAGACTTAATGTATAAAGAATAGAGAATGAATCTGAAGTAGTTTTCTATTCTTTATACTTTTTAATTCTTATTTGATTCTTTATTCTAATACTCTCCATTCAGAAGTGCATTGTGATTCTTATAGTCAGTGGTGTGGTTAATTCTAATCACAATGCACTTCTCAATGGACAGTTATTCTTTATACTTTGCACTGTTTTAGTTTTTTATGCTAACTGCCCCTTGTGCCAATCCCGAAACCGTCACAATCCCCCGTTGCTAGGTGCGCTCTGCCCGTGGTATTGTTGTTTCAACGGATCGGAAACGACCTTTCACCCGATCCGCACCTAGGACCCATGGAGACCCTCATTTCCGGTCAAGTTGAGACAATGCTTCCCGAACTGTTGGAGGCAATGGCGCAAGCGGAATCAGCAAAACAGCGGGTTGATTCTCTCAAAGCGCAGTTAGTTTTGGTCATTGAACAACCCCAAACGGTTAAGACTTGCTGGGGTTCGGTTACATTGAATAAAGGAAGGCGCACCGTTAAGGTTACAGATCGTGCGCTAAATGCACAGATCACACTACTTAAAGAGCAGGGAATCGCTCAGGGTAAGTGTGAAGAATCGGTGGGAGATCCGTTTATCACTGTTCGCAAGACTGATCGCTGATTAACATTTAGGGGCAGTCAATTCTGCCCCTTTCTTTCCACCTTCACCCCCTAAACTTATTATGACCGTTCTTGATTTGCAACCCTACGTGATCCCTTCTCACTGGATCTGCGCTCTAGTTAATGATGATTTCACTGGTTTAGATGATAAAGAGGACGCGATTGTTCGGCAATTTATAGCAGATTTGGGCAAACGTTACCTGTTCACTGTACCCGATGATGAGGATTCCTATTTCACACGCTGCCATGATGCACGACAGTATGGTATTCTTGCCTGCGATTGTATGGCAGTTCAAATGGCGTTTTCTCCAGAACCTGAACCTGATTATGATGCAGATGATGCCATTTGTAACCGTTACAACATCATGGTACTAGAGCAGTTTATGGATTAAGGGTTAGTTAGTGGGCGGCAGTTCTTTATACTCTGCCGCCCCTAATCACGAACGATTAGAATACCTTATTCGTTCGTGTTTGACAGTTAAGCGATCCTGATGGGTGGCGCGGTTCGGGGTCATGGGGGATGCGATATAAAAATCAATGGGTCCCTGTAAACTATAAAGTGTTACGGAAGGCAACTAAATTGTATGCTAAAATGAACTTACAAAAACTCTGAAAACAAAAAAAATTCCGAAAAAAATAATGACCTATAAAGATCCGCAAAAAAGAAAAGAATATAAGAGAGAATGGGCAAAAAAGAAAGCACTAAAAAATTCAAGTCCTTTAAATTTTCCTCCCATAAAAATCCCAGAGAATATGAAAGAAACCCAGTATTCTGGATATTATATTACAGAAGATGGAAAAGCCTATCGAGTACCTGGCAAATATGACAGATATGGTCAGCACGGCAAGATTAATGAATATGGATTAATACATTTAAATCCAGGATTCAGAGGTCATCCAGGTCGTCCAGAGTATCAATATGAATGCATTAATATTTCAATACGGGATGAAAATGGAAAATTTCTGAAACAAATAAAAAAAAGTATTCATCAATTAGTTGCAGAAGTATTTGTTCCTAATTTTGAGGGACATAATGAGATATTGCATATTGATGGGAATAATAGAAATAATCATTATAAAAATTTAAAATGGGGAACACATGAAGAAAACATGAAGATGGTTGGTTTGCCAGAAGGTACAATTAAAGAGCATAAAAGATATGGTAATTCCCAAAACCCAACAAGGTATATCAAGAAAGATGGTGAATGGATTTTAATTCCGAATAATAGACCTCCTTGGAATAAAGGATTAAAAGGAAGTTCTTGGAACACATTACCTGATGGAACTATTACGACAAGGAAGGTAAATGGTTTTCCTGCAAAGTTTATTAAACAAAATGGTGAATGGATTTATCAAAGAAAAACACCCAAAAGAAAGACACCTAAAAGAAAGAGTCCAAAAAAAGAACCATTACCTGATGGAACTATTAGTATCCGTGCTGATGGTACTACATGGATAAAGGAAAATGGTAAATGGATTTATCAAAAAAAATCCCCTATATAAAAATCGAAACTTTATATACACCAAATGAAAAAAAATTTTTCAGAAAATTTTCAACTTCTACAGGTTGATCCAATTACTGGGGACTACTATATCATCATTCCAGAAGAATTTGTAAACGAACTCTCATGGTATGAAGACACAGAAATTCTAATGAAACTCGAAGGTTCCGATCTAATTCTTTCGGAGAACTCTCATTGACAATCCCTAGATAATACTGTATGATATTATCGTAGATTTATTAATTTTATGGCGCGTGGTTTTACCGTAAAAGCAAAGGCACCCATTTCACAATCTCAAGAACAAGAATGGGACTATAATTTAGCAAGACAAATGGTGAATGGAAAATCCATCGTATTCTGTCTTCCAGGACGAGGAGTTTCTTATACCTATCTCAAGAGTTTTGTACAACTCTGTTTTGATCTTGTTCAGTCCGGAGCAAGTATTCAAATTTCACAAGACTATTCAAGCATGGTGAATTTTGCCAGATGCAAATGTCTGGGTGCAAATGTTCTTCGTGGTCCAGATCAAATTCCCTGGGACGGAAAACTTAAATATGATTGGCAACTCTGGATTGATTCCGACATTGTTTTCAACACCGAAAAGTTCTGGCAACTGATTCTGATGGACAAGGATATTGCCGCAGGATGGTATGCAACAGAAGACGGACATACAACCTCGGTGGCACACTGGTTGGATGAGGAAGACTTCCGTGGTAATGGTGGTGTCATGAATCACGAAACCGTCGAAAGTATCTCAAAGCGTCGTAAACCATTTACCGTTGATTATACCGGGTTTGGTTGGGTTCTGATTAAAAACGGTGTTTTTGAACATCCAGAAATGAAGTACCCCTGGTTTGCACCAAAAATGCAGGTCTTTGAATCTGGAGAGGTTCAGGACATGTGTGGAGAAGATGTATCATTCTGTTTGGATGCAAAGGAAGCAGGATTTGAGATTTGGTGCGATCCTCGTATTAGAGTTGGTCACGAAAAAACCCGGACAATTTAATAGAATATGAAAGAACGATATAATATTCTTTGTAAGGGTCGCAGAATTTATACAGGACTCTCAGAAGAAGAATATTTTGATATTATGGAAGACCTGTCGATCGAATATTATCAGACAGGTTCTCCGAATCCCTCGGATTTAGAAACAGAAATTTTAATGGAGAATCAATTATGGCAAAAGCAAAAGGTGGATTAAATAATAAAAGTTCTTATATTCCAGGTCCCCCGAAGAAAACTCGGCAGGGTGACGGTGACGGAACAAAATATGCATCTAGTTCTCGCAATGGCGCACGAAAAAAATATAGAGGGCAGGGTAAAGGATAATGTATCACCTAGATGGAAATGATGAATGGGCAAATATACATCCATCAGACCTCTGGGTTTATAATAAACTATTTTTAAGTCGGGTTTTGGGTTATACATGTGGTCCTATTGGGACTACTGTTCCCAAACCCGACTTTTATATTGTTCGACCATCCTTTAATTTACTTGGGATGGGGAGGTTTGCTCGTAAAGAATGGATATATAAGTACACTGATCACATTCACCCAGCAGAATTTTGGTGTGAAATCTTTCAGGGAGATCATTTAAGTGTAGATTTTAAAAATAAGAAATCAGAATTGGTTGTTCTTGGAACTCGTGATGAAGATGATCCTTACTATAAATGGAAAAAATGGGAAAAAATTGACTTGAATGTGCAATTTCCACAAATTTTGGATGATTTAAAGGGTGACTATGAGTACATTAATTGCGAATTTATCGATGGAAGACTAATTGAAGTTCATTTTCGTCAAAATCCTGACTTTAGATACAACAACACCATGGCAATACCAGTTTGGAATGACGAAAAAGTAGACAATATGACCTTTATTGAAGATGTTGACTACTATCGAAAGGGTTTTTACATCAAATAAATAAATTTTTTGCATAAAACTGAATTGGAACAGTATTCAATGGGCAAACACCTGCTTCTAGAAGTGTATGATGTTGATTTTGAAGCGATTAATGATGTGGAATCGCTTCAAAATGCAATGATTAGAGGTATAAATCGTGCAAAAATGACGATTTTAAACACTTTTTCCCATTGTTTTGTCCCTCAAGGATGTACAGTAGTCATTGCATTAGCGGAAAGTCATGTTTCGTGTCATACATGGCCTGAAAATGGATGTTTAGCAGTTGATGTCTATACTTGTGGAGAGGGGAATCCAAAATTAATTGCACTAGAACTATTAAAATATTTAAATTCCGACAATTATAATCTCAGAGAACTAAATCGTTAAATACTGTTAGGGAGATAGCAACCTCCTTTATAAAAGTTCTGTTTTATTCACTAAAACAGGAGCTAAAATGTCTAATTTACCAGTAGATAGAAGTAAAAATTACATGTACGAAATGTGGGGAACCACAAAATTGATTACGGATTATCAACCAGTTCAAACAAATCGCATCATTCAAGAGGTTATACACGATCTTGCACCCAGACATGATCTCAAAAAACAAACCGATTTGCATGAAAAAATTCGTAATGATAATGATTATGATGACTGGGAATATGGAACAGAACCTGGATACGGAATTTCCTGGTAATGGAATAAATAATCATTAATCCATATATGGGTTCATGGCATCAGAAATTACTCGAATTTCAAGATCATTCAGAGATATTAGTCTTTCATTTGAACCTCATCCGATTACAAAAGATTTGCCGATTCTTCAAAATCAAAACTCGATTAATCGATCAATTCGTAATCTAGTAGAAACCATTCCCACAGAAAGATTCTTTAACTCAACAATTGGATCAAATATTCGAGGTAGTATATTTGATATCATTGACTTTGCATCATCATCGATTGTTGAAGATCAAATTCGAATTTTAATTTCTAACTATGAACCCAGAGTGAAAGACACAAAAGTTCAGGTGGAACCTCGTCCTGATTTAAATGAATATGAAGTCACAATTACCTATACCATTGTTGGTCAAGAAATACCATCTCAAGAATACTCCTTCATACTAGAGGCAACAAGATAAAATGCCGTTCACAAAATTTTCAAACCTGGATTTTGATCAGATTAAGACATCGATTAAAAGTTATCTGAGAGCAAATTCAAATTTTACGGATTTTGATTTTGAGGGATCCAACTTTTCAATTCTGATTGATATGTTGGCATATAATACCTATATCACGGCATTTAATGGAAATATGAGTGCCAATGAGGTCTTTCTTGATTCTGCGGTTCTTCGTGAAAATGTCATTGCCAGAGCACGAGAGATTGGATATGTACCCGACTCCAAAACGGCATCAAATGCCGTGATATCCTTTGCGGTACAACCAAAAAGTACAACCAAAACTCTAACTCTACAGGCGGGATTGGTATGTACTGGAAATGCAAATGGCACAAATTATGTCTTTTCAATTCCCGATGATACAACGGCAACAGTAATTAATGGTACGGCAACATTTAGTAATCTAATTATCAGAGAAGGTACTCTTCTCAAAAAACAATTTGTTGTGAACGGATCACTGGATCAAAAATTTGTTCTGAATAATTCATATATCGATACAAGTACGATTAGAGTTCATGTAAAAGGATCCAGTGATAATGGCATTGGAAAACTCTATAATCAGGTGGACAATATTTTTGAAATTGATTCAACATCTGAAATTTATTTAATTCAAGAAATCTTAGATGAAAAATATGAGATTCTTTTTGGAGATGGGAGATTTGGGAAAAAACTTGAAAATGGAGCAATCATTACAGTTTATTATATGATTACCGATGGTAAATCGGGAAATGGCGCCTCCGAGTTTTCATTTGCAGGAACATTTAAAAATGAAAATGATGTTTTAGAAATTCCAAACAATACAATTACCATTCAGACTCTACAATCATCTCGAAATGGTTCTGATATTGAAAGTATTGATTCCATTCGAAATTATGCTCCCAGACTTTATGCATCTCAATATCGTGCCGTAACATCCAGAGATTATGAATCCATTATTAAATCAAAAATTTATAAGAATGCCGAATCAATTTCTGTTGTGGGTGGAGAAGAACTCGTTCCCCCTCAATATGGAAATGTTCTGATTAGCATCAAACCTAAAAATGGAACATATATTTCTGATTTTGATAAACAATATATCAAAAATAAACTCAAACAGTATTCGGTTTCTGGAATTAATCCTCAGATTATAGATCTGAAAATTCTTTATGTTGAAATCGATTCATCAATTTATTATAATGATTCCATGACTTCAAGTTCGAATGATCTCAAAACTCGAATTATTTCAAATCTAAATGAATATTCACAGACAACTGATCTGAATTCATTTGGAGGAAGATTTAAATACAGTAAAGTTCTTCGTGTCATTGACAATACGGATACGGCTATTACTTCAAATATCACGAAAGTCAGAATTCGTAGAGATTTGAAGGCATTAATCAATACTCGTACACAATATGAAATTTGTTTTGGGAATAAATTTCATGTGAACCCCAACGGAAAAAATATCAAATCAACAGGATTCAAGATTCAGGGCGAAAACGACCTTGTATATTTTACGGATACTCCAAATTCGGATCTTAAAAAAGGTATCATATCTATTGTAAAGGAGATACCCGTAAGTAAATCAGGAGAACTTAAAACTCCAGTTATTGTACAATCTGCAGGAATCGTAAATTATGAGACAGGAGAGATTTCTCTGAGTCCAATGATCATTACATCCACTGTTTTATCTGATGATATAGTTGAAATTCAGGCATATCCAGAATCAAACGATATTATTGGACTTCGTGATCTCTATCTTTCTTTTGACATTTCAAAAAGTACAATAAATATGATTAAAGATGTGATAGCATCCGGGGACGATGTTTCCGGAACAGTATTTTCAAGTTCGGACTATTATAGATCGAGTTATTCAAACGGAGAACTAAAGAGGTTGTAATATGAGTCAAGCCGATTTTGAGGCAAGAGTAAAGATTCAACAAATTATTGAGAATCAACTTCCTGAATTTATACTGGATGAAAGTCCTCTTACATCAGAATTTTTAAAACAGTATTATATTTCACAAGAATATCAAGGAGGTCCAGTTGATATCCTTGAAAATATAGATCAATACATCAAACTCGATAACTTGACACCAGAAGTTATTGTAGGTTCAGTTGATCTGGCATCTAATATTTCTTCATCATCTGGAATTATTACTGTTACTTCAACCAAAGGTTTTCCTCAAAATTATGGATTACTAAAAATTGATGATGAAATTATCACCTATACTGGTATCACAACAAATACCTTTACAGGTTGTATTCGTGGATTTTCTGGTGTTAGTAATTATCATCAAAATTTAAATTCATCTGAACTTGTATTTTCCGAGTCTTCTGCAACATCTCATCAAAAAAATGCAGAAGTTCAGAATTTAAGTTCATTATTTTTAAAAGAATTCTATAAAAAAATTAAATATTCCCTGACTCCTGGGCTTGAAAATATAGATTTTGTTTCCGATTTGAATGTTGGGAATTTCATAAAAGAAGCGAGAACTCTTTATGAGTCCAAAGGTACAGACGAATCATTCAGAATTCTTTTCAATATTCTTTTTGGAGAAAACCCCAGAGTCATTGATCTCGAACAATTTTTAATCAAACCATCAGGAGCAACATATCTAAGAAGAGATGTTGTTGTTGTTGATGCAATTTCTGGTAATCCATTAAATCTTGAGGGTCAAACTATTACCAAAAATGGTGATCCAAAAACTACAGCATCTGTTTCCGAAGTTGAAACAATTGGTCGTAATGGAAAAACATATTATAAACTCCTTCTTTTTGTTGGTTATGATGAGGCATTTCCATCAATTACTGGAAATTTTGATATTACTGGAAGTACTAAAAACACCAAAGAAGTTTTTACCAGTGATACAGTAATCACAGTTGATTCTACCATAGGATTTCCGGAATCTGGTAAGATTTATTCTGGAAATAATACCATAACATACACGA